ACTGGTGGAATCCATTTTGTTGTGAAATTTTCATCTACATAAAGTCTTTTTATCTCAGTACCTTCTTCTGTATTCGCATACAACACACCAATCGCTTCGTTTGAACCTTGTGTTGAAACACCTAAATTAACTAAATTAGTTGTTCCAGCGTATGGCCAACCATAATCTAATTGTAAAAGTATTTGAAGTGGATTAATTGGATCAACATAAGTTATAGTACCTGAAAAAGGAAACCCTGGATTTGCAGTACTTGTTAATTGACATTTAAGACCAGCTACTATTTGACTATTAACGCTGGACAATGTAAGACTAACTGGTATATCTCCCAAAGTAACTGTTCCAGACGCTACTGAGTTTGTAGGTGAATTATAAATAATTCCTCTAATTGCATCTAGTGTATCGTAAGGTACACCTGTTGTATCACCTGTTATTGTTTCTACTCCTGTGTAATATTTATAATCGTTAGTTTGAGCTGGAGAAAACGGTTGTACTTGTGGATAAGAATAGTTTGCGTCATTTCCAAAGAAAGTAACAGTTTGTCCACTAGATCCAAACCCACTTTGATAAGCGCCTAATAATCTAACACCAACAGCATATTCTTGCAATTCGTCTTCTGCTTCAATAGTAAAAGAAGTTGTAAGAGATTTTGGTTGTCCATAGGTTGTTTGACCAGTAAATTCATCATAAGCTGTATTTACTACTAAAGGTCCTATTTTGTAAGAAGGCACAGTTGGAGGATTAGGTATTCCAAAATTATTTTCGTTATTTACCAGTTGCCAAGAGAAAGGAGCTGATGGATTCCATTTTCTTTTATACAAATATATTTCAACTTCTCCTCTTGAATTGGCAAAATTAGTAGTTGGATCATCAGGACCAGCAGGACATATTGGAATTGCATTAACTGTTAATTTTATTTTAAATCTATATTCACCTTGATCCAAGCCGTCTGGTATAATATTGTTTTCACCAAATGTTGCCGCATTAACTGATTCTACATTCTCAATTACTAAGTAATTACTATTAGAACCTGGAATTTCAGGAAGATAAACATTTGATGGGTTTGGATTTTTACCTATATAAGCCATACCATAGGAGTTTGCAAAACTACTTCCAGAACCACCACATGAACCAGAACTATATACATTTGAACTAATATAATTAGGTCTTAACCAATATGGCATCGGAGCGTCACCTACGTTAACGGTAAGCTCAATGTCGTTATAAAGAGTTCCAAATGTGGTATTTTCAGGTTGTAATGAGCTTCCATTGGTTGTATTAATAGCATCTTGTACTCTTATAGTTAAGTTATATACACTTAAAGGGACTGAAGAGTTTTGTAAACTTAAAACGCCAGTATATGGGTTTATTGTAAAATAGTTTCCAGTGTTACCACTTTCTATGCTCCATTTTAAATTAGATTTTGCATAGGTTGGAACTGGCTGAGAAGGTGCATGAAAAGAACCGTTTTTAGCTTCTAATGTAGCGAACGCCGTTGTATTTTGCGTTATACTATAATTAACGATTGATGTTGTTATAGTTGGTGCAATATTACTTAATCTGCCTTTCATTGTTAAAGTAGTTGCCGTTGAAGGTTCAGCTATGTTTGTAACAAAAAACGAAAAGGTATAATTTTGAACAGTATTTGCTGTGTTATTAAAAACAAAAGGATTACTATCAGGTGTTGGTGTATAATCTATAAACAATCTATATACATCGTTTCCACCAGAAGTACCTGCTTCTATACCAAATTCAGATGTTCTAATATTACCCGCATCATCTACGACTTCTAACAACGTAACCGTTGTATTAGCAAAAGGAAAACCTTGTTGACCAATTGGTACAAATTGACTTGTTATATATTTTGAATCTGATTGTCCAAAGTTGTTTACGTTAAGATCTGTACCATCAGGATCTTGGTTTTCAAAATGAAGATATTCAAAATCTGCAAAACCAGTAGGTCCTGAAAAGCCAGTTAAGACTTCAGCATTTAAGTCAGATATTAAACCAGTGGAAGCTGTTTCCCAAAATATCTCTAGTAAACTTTGTTCAGGTCTTGTTTCATACACGCTTAAAAATGGTATCATATCAGATGCTACAACGCCTATATCATTAACGGTAGAAACTCTACCTATTAAAGGTTTATTTTGTAATTGATAAAAGTTTAATCCAGCAGTTCCACTTAAGTTATCTTCAGAACTATCAATAAAGTTAAATTCATCAGCGTAAGCAATTGATATTACTGTATCTGCTTTTCTAGTAGGAAAATATTGTCTATTTTCTGCTCTAGTTATAATAAAAGTTACATAATCAGGATTTGAAATACTTGATTTTAAAACCCAGTTTGGTGAAGATATTGTTATGGTACCAGCAGTTCCAACAACTACATTAGAAACAACAACAGTATTACCTAACCATCTATAAGGACTAGGTTGAGTTCCTCCTAAAGGTGGTGTGTTTGGAACAGGTTCGTTAGCTTGAACACATTGAATTCCGTCACCTGGTTTTATAAATATCCAATCTTCATTACCAGCCGTTAAAGTACTATATCTTATAGTAGTTACTTTAGCTGAAAAAGCTGGATCATTTCCAGTTATTGTTAAATTGTCTTTTGTGTTCTCTACTCTACCGTATAATTGCACACTACTTCTGTATTGCTTTTGATCAGGTCCTACTTCAGACAAGTCTCTAGGCACTTTATTAATGTTATCGTTAATTAATACGATATGAGATGTATTACCAGTTTCGCTTACTGGAAATTGTGTTGTGTTTATACCGTTTTGTAATGTAGGCGTAGTAGTTGATCCAGTAGTTGAGTATACAACTTGAGATCCTGAGGTTTGATTCTTAGGATAACCATTTAACATGCCTGGTAAATAAACATTATAATAATCTTGTTCTTGTTGTTTTACAACTATCTTATAAGAATACCATCCGATAGGATTATATTCATAAGAAAACTTAATATCTTTAACTCCCCCAAGTTGAGGTGTATATAAATAAATATCATTAACTCTTCCGTCTGTAGTTACTACATAAGAACCTGAGTATGGAATAGTTGGGGTTGGTGATACATTAGTTACTTTTACATAATCTGTATAAAAACCTCTCATTATATCACCAGGAAGAGGTATAGTGTTAGTTCCTCCAACTGCTGGTGGATCTAATGTAAAAGTATATGTTGTGTTTGTTATTGTTGATGCAGTGATTGCAAAACCTGAACTTGACTTTGGTATAGCGTATAAGCCAGGTTGACCAGTAGGTATATCTCTTAACTGATCTATTGGTGCGTTTAAATATAATATTAATGCATCACCAAACCAAGATCTAACATCTGTAAAAAGAGTTGTATCTTCATAACTTGAATAAACGGTCGAACCTTTTGCATAAGTTCCATCACCTATTAAAGCACCAGTTAAATCTACTGAAGATAATATCACAGGCGATTGTCTGCCAAATTTATCAGCAATAACAAAACCTACTTGATAGTTTCTATTCTTTTTTAATGTATGGTTTGGATATTCTATAAAACTAGTTTCAATATCTGATTTAGGTTGAACTGATACGTTATAGTTTATAGATGACAAAGAAGTATATTTATCATAATAATTACCATAAATTATTCTATTACCTGCTGATTCTTGAGCTTTAGCTCTAACAGGTACTTTGTCGTAAACTCTTGTTGTTTGATCTTCAGGTAATGTTTTATATGGTTTTTGTGATTGATAAGGTTGTACGTAGTAATTGTTGTTTGTGTTAATTGTAGTATTTATAGAAGAAACAGGTATTGTTTCAAAAACCTTAACAGCTAATGAATCTGATTCTTTGTATAAAATGTCAATCTCTTGTATTTTATAACTATTACTTAAATTTCCTATTTTGTCTGGAAGAGGTACAATTAAATCTATATTGTTTACATTGTTTTCAAACCAATTTATAACAGTACTTCTATAAGCATCTGTTTCGTTACCATCTATAAAAAAACCTTTTTGTTTTGGAACATAAGCTATTTGTGTGAATGGTGCCATTAAAGAATACTCGTTGTCATCATATTTAAAACGATAACTAAAACGAACATATTTGTCTTCTAAAAATGCTGGATCACCTGGCCAAGAAGGCACATCTGACTTGTCTGACATTGTTGAAATTAAAAAAGTCAACACTTCATCTGTCGATATATTATTTAAAGGCGCTTTATATAAAGTAACAGCACCTGTAGCGATATTATAATCTGTAACAGTAATATATTCACTTCCTGATATATCATCAGATATAACTGTCATTCCTTTTGATATACTAGTTCCAATTGGAACATTGAAAACAGTAGTACTTGTAACACTAGAAACTTTTGCAGTTACTTTTCTATATAATGATATTGGATCAACTGGAGCATATTTCGCGACAGATATTTGCTCTTCCGTAGTATAATAACTAGAAGAGCTTAATGCTTTGTTAACGTTTATTTTCCTTGGTTGATTTCTATTATCAGTCCAAAACAACAAACCTTCAATTAAATTAATACCTGTTACTTTAAATTCTTTATTTTTAGCAAAGTTTAAAAACAATCCCTCAACAAGCACTGAATAAGTTCCAGCACCATTAAGATCATACATTGTTATCATCATTGTACCACTAGTAGGTGGTGTTATCTTGCTTGGTTCATCATCATTGTAGTCAGTCAAAAACTGATATATACAATTATTTTGATTATCCATAAACACACCTATGCATTCTAAATCTGGATTGTCATAATCTGTTAAAGGTAATTTTTCGTTACCTAAAACGTTTTGTAAAGTACCAATGTCATCAGTTTCAGACTTTCCAACAGATATATTTAAAGCAGATCTGTATTCACCGTTAGGTAAAAGTCTATCATCTAAATCTTGATTCATTTTAGATTTTAGAAAACTATTTTTTACTTCAGCCATATTTTTTTAATGTTTTATCCATTTAGATTGTCCTCTGAATACTTGAGATATTTCTTCCAACTTGATATTAGATAATCTTATTTTGGTATTTCTTAATTTAGCGTTTTTCTCTTGTTTTAATCTCTGTACCAAATATTCTGGTTGATTAGCTCTAGTAGAAACAATAGCATGTAATATATATGCATACATTGCTTCTTCTGCCATCTTAGGAACTCTAGAGTCTAATTCATAAGCTAAACCATCTGATACATATTCTAATACTAATAACGAATGTACTAAGTTACTAGAAAAAGATATTTTACCTTGTCTGTCGTTTATAAAAAAATTACCATTATAATTAGCATACTGAGGATCCATTCCATATTGTCTTCCGTAGTAATTTCCTCTATTAATGTAACCATTTTCACTTCTGTTATTAAAATCTTCGTTAAATAAAAGGTTGTTATTGTTTTCTTTATATCTTTCTTCAGTCAAAGAAGTACCCTGTATGTTGTCATCAAAACTACTTTGTATTGGTTGACCTATGTTATCTTGTAACGGAGTTTCGTAAGGATCTATAGTTAACGATGTTGGATATATAATATGTTTTATACCATGATGATCTATTCTAGACATTTTAACATAGTTAACATAGTCTTGAGGCAATATCAAACTTAAACTAGGAGGTACAGTTAATTCTTGTGATTTAATACTTTTTAAAGTATCATAACTAAATTCTTGCAAAGCTCTTTTAGCGTGGAAAAGAACATCTGTTCTCTTAACGTTTGATATTAATTTACCATCTCCAACATAAGCGACTATAAAGTTATTTATAATATCGTCTAAAGATATATAAGAATAACCTCCATAGTTATTTTCAACCGCTTCACCGTAAGCATCGTAATTACCATAGTTACCACCTTCTAGTGATTTTAATTGAACAACAATAACATGACCAATCGGAATTGCGGTAGGAAAAGTTATAGTATTATTTAGTAACGTGTATGGTGTTAAGTACTCGTCGTAGTCTATACCATCTGCACTTTTATATAGTTTAAAATTATTTAAAGTATAATCTGCTTCGTTTTGATCCCAACTTCCTAAGTACAAGTCTGTATTAAAATCAAATGTAAACTTTGTTTGTGCTAAATCTTGTACTTGAAAACCCTGTGAACCAGCGTAGTACTGTCTATTTGTTTCGGTTATTAAACCTCCATTAGGAAACGCCATATTCTATTATGATTTTGAATTAATGTTTTCAGTTTGTATTTGTTGAGCGGCTGCTTGAACTATCTGAGGATCTTTTATCACAATACCAGAATACAACAGTATTTTTGTTATAACGTTTGTTTGCTCTGATGGCATTAACTCAAATTGTTGTGACGTATTTGGGTTGTATAGATAAGTATAGTTCGTTTGAGGTGTTGCTGTAAAGTTCCATATAACATTTTTAGGTTTTCTAATATAAGAAGCAGAAACACCTGTAGTTATTGTTTCAGGATATACGTATAGTTTTTCGTCTTGGTATATATATAGTGGATATTTTTCAGTCGGTTTTGTTAAAGGTGATTTATTAACATATAACAAATCATTTCTTTGCACTCTCTGCATTTCTATTGAGTCGTTATATATTACAGTACCTAATCTGTAAAAGTCATTAGCAGTAACAGTAACAAGTACAGTAAACACCGTGCTTGGTTGATCTGTTAATGTTATAGTATTACTAACTGTAGAGTATTGAGATGGGTTTTGAAGCACACCATTAAAGTATACTTTCATTAAACCGTCTTGTATTGTTGCTTGGTTTATCTGGTTATTGTCTAATAAATAAACTTGTTGATTTATTACAGTTGGGAAAGAATAAGAATAAATAGTAGAACCTGAAGAAGTAGGAAGTGACCATTGGTTATTAACCGTGTCCCAAGTGCAATTACCAATAGTTTTAAATACTGATATCTGCTCGTCTAGGTTTTTTATTCTATTAGAATACTCACTATCGTTCTCTGGTATTCTTAATTGTTGATTAAGATCTTCAAAATAACTTTCAAACGTTTCAAGTTGAACTTGTGTTGCTACTTTATTAAATTCATCAGGAGTCATATATCCTCGCTGTTCTTTATTAAGTATTAATAAAACTGTTTTGTAAACTGTATCTACATTTATAGCCATTTGTTATCTTTATTATAGTATTAAAGCGGTAGTTTTTAGTTACCGCTTATGTACTAGTATTATACTTTTATTTTAATTTTTTCTCAATAGATCTTAGAATATTTATTCCTTCATCTGTTTTGAAAAATGCTGCCATAGCTGAATACGGGTTTTCATCAAATGGCACTGTCATTAATTTTCTATCGTTTTCGCCCCACATAAAAGTTCTATTATCTTGAGATAATTTAATTATGTTTGATTCTGTTGCTACGATAGCAATATTTCTAAGTTGAACATTATCATCATTCGCTAATTCTAAGAACAAATAAGGATTTGACCTAGCTAATAGTAATAAATCTCTTTTTATCTCCTTAGAGCTCATCTTATTGACTCTAGAACCAGCTTCTACTCTTACTATTGCTTCCGCTTGGTCTATGTCCATTTCAAAAGCAGCATTCATAGCTTCCATTTCTATTTCTAAGTGTTCTAATTCATCAATAGCTTCTTCTTTAGGATCAAACTCATAATATTTGTTGTTTAAACCAGGATGATAAATAGATAATAATTTTTGAAGACTTTGTTTTTCTTTTGGTACATTTAATATACCATTCTCAAATACGATATGACCTAACGTAACTTGACCTTTCTGATCTCTAACCAGAGGTGAGTTTTGGTTTGTTGCATATCTTATTTCTTCTTGTTCTCCGGTTTCTTTATTAAACCAAAGTAAAGGGTATCTAGAAGAGTGTCTTGATTGTAAAGTGTATGTTATTGGTAAATCTACATCAGATATAACATAAGTTCTATCTTTTATTTCCCAACCACTTTTAAGATTTGCTTCTTTATTTTTTATAATTTTAGTTACAACTTCTACAGGTTCGTTAACTTCTATTTCATTAACCATATTAATTTCTTCTGTAACTGTATCTAATTCTTTTTTTATTGGTGTTTTTGCTTTTATTGCCATGATATAATATAATTTAATATTTCTAATTAAAGGTATTTATTACCCCCGTAGTTTCAACGAGGGTAATATAACCTATTTTTAATCTACGATGCAGATGAAGTGAATAACACGAAGTTATTAGCACCTTGAGTAACTAAACATCTTTCAGATAAGAAGTGTACTTGCATTGCATCTAAGTCAGAAGTGTAAGCACCACCAACTGATCCAGTGATCCAAGATTTCATTCTTCTGTCGTCAGCTTGAGAAGCTCTATAACGAACGTGTAAGAAAGGTCTACGGATATTTGTTCCTAATTGTTGATCGTATACTGTAGAAGTTCCAGCAGGAACTAAGATACCATCAATTGAAGTAGTAGCCATACCTCCACGAGTAGAAGCATCGTTTAAGTATTTCCAGTCAGTTTTGTAGAAATCGTAAGATCCACGACGGAAACCAGAGAAACCTAAGTTTAACGCCATTTGCTCAGAGTTTTCAAATAAACCGTAAGAACTACCTCCTTGGTATACTCCAGTTGTAGGAGCACCTACTCCAGCTAACATATCATCAAAATCAAGAGAAGTAGCTCTGTTCAAGAAGAACATGTTTTCTTCAATTGCTCCCTGAGTATCTAAACCTTTTAAGATAGAATCAAAATCATTCAAACCTCCAGCAGCTGTAAAGTTGTTCACAACATTTCCTCTTTGCTTAACAGCAGAGAATAAACCTTGAGTACCTTTGATGTTGTTGCTTCCTAATGTAGAACCACCACCAACTAATTCACCTTCAATAACTGACATTTCTAAGTAATCTTCAAAACGTAATCTTGTTTCAGATTCTGCTTTTAAGTACCATAAGAAACCGCTAGTACCATCTTCTGTAGCAACTTCAACCCAACCGATTTGAGCAGTGTCAGATCCAGAGATTTGGTATCTTTCTTTGATGATGATTGGAGAGTTACTGTACTGAGTGAAAGAAGGTGTTACAGAGTTAATAGTAGCATCTGTAGTACCTTTTGCAAATTCAGAACCGTAAACGAATATTTTAAGGTCTGTTGCTCCAGCGAAGTTAACTGCGTTTCCTGCACCAGTAGTTAAATCTAACTGAGTGTAAGGTTTAACTGTGATTACAGCTGGGTTTGTAGATCCACCTGCTCCAGTTGTAGCATTTGCAGTAGAAGCTGTTACATAAACTTTAAGTTCTTTTCCTGTAGAAGGACTCATAACTACTAAAGTTTGACCTACAGAAATAACATTGTTTACAAAGTTAATTCCTGTTCCACCTGTAACGAATGTTAAAGTAGTAGCACTTGCACAAGTAACATTGTTATATGCAATATGTAATCTGTTTTGTTCAGACCAAACTACTTGGTCAGAAGACATTGGCATTTCAGCACCAACCATACGTAAGAATCCAGATAAAGTTCTGTTTCCATAACGTTCTACTTCTGCTTCGTATACTTCTGGTAAGTATTGTTGTGCGAAATCATTACCACTTCCATCCGTGAAGTTTAGGTAATTTGTCTCTAAAGCTTGTTGTTTTTGAGACGGTTTAAGGGTACCGTAAGGTGTCCCTGTAATCGAGTTAACCATTGCTGACATAATCGTAATTTTTAATTGTTAAATTTCTTTGTTTGTATTCTTAATTTAGAAGAATCAAAACCACTGATAGCTTTAACTTTTAAACCATTAATAAAAACTTCACCAGGCGCTTGCCTTGGTTGGTTTATAGATTGGTTCTTAGATCCGCTAACAACTTCTTTAACCGCATCAGCTTTTCCTTGCTCATAAAAGTGTTGAGCAATTTTATCTGAATTCATAGCAGTGTATAAAGCTTTGTGATAACCTGCAGCATCATTAACATTTCCATCTTTATCAAGGAACTTCCCTATAAAATTGTTAATATCAGACTGTTTTTCAGCAATTTGATCGTTGTTCTGAATACCATATCTAAATCTTTTTTCACCAACTGAGTATTCAAAACCTTTGAAATCGTTAGTAAATAAGCTTTTAGTTTCATTCTTGAACTTGTCGTGTCGCTGTTTGGCTTCGTCTTCGTTCTTCTTGTATCTATTGAAAAAGTCAAAAACCTCTTTTTGATCTTGATTCATACCCGGTTTAAGTTTTATCTCATCGTAGTATTTATCTTTTATAGACTCTAAATGTTTTTTGGCTTTAGCAACCTCTTCTTTGAAGGCGAGTTTCTTTTTTCTAATATCTCGCTCTTCTTCTAAATCCTCATCATAAGAAAAATTATCTTCAATTAAGAAATCAATTTCTTCTTTATCTAAATGAGTTTTTGTGTTTGTATAATATTCTTTTAGTAACGTTAATTCGTTTACATTTGAATAATCAGTGTTAAGTCTAACATAATCCTCAACTGTACCACCTGTTTCCTCCATGAAAGAAACTAATTTTTCAATGTTTTCTGGTAATACTTTTTGAGTAATAACTGGTTCAACTACTGGTTCTGGAGTTTCAACAACTTCATTTGGAATTTCTTCCATAACAACAGTTTCATCGGTGTTTTCTACAACAATTACTTCTGGTTGTTCAACAGGAGTTTCTTCAGATGTATTAGGTATTACTACTTTCGTTACATCTGCTTCTTTTGCAGGTACAGATAAATCTACCTTAGTTAAACTTTGTTCTGCATTTAAGTTTTTTGGTTTTCTTTTTTGGATTTTAAAATCACCTTCTTGTTTAATAATTTCTGACATAATATAATATAATTAAATAATTTGTTTTTATTGCATTGCAAAATCTTCTAATCCATTAAATCCTGATGATTCAAAATTAACTGGCAGAGAGTTTGTGTTTCTTTGGTTTATTAACTCTGAAGCTTGTGTTGCTTGAATTTTAGTTCTAGCGTCTTTTCTGTCTTCTGCTAATTGTAACCCTTGTGTTTTTGTTTGAGAATCTAACTGAGCTAGTTGCATATTATATTGAAACTCTTGTTCTAGCAATTGTTGTTTTAATTGCATTTCTGTTTGAAGTTTCTCTAACGCGAAATCTGCTTTTGCTCTTTCTATGTTAATAGTCTCTTGTGTTAGAGCTTGTTGTTTTTGAACTTCAAATAAAGCTGTTTGTTGAGCGGTTTGTTGATTAGCTTGAGCTTGAGCATTTATATTTGCCATTTGTTGCTCTTGTACCATTTTTTGTTTCTTAGTTTTTCTAAGTTTCAAAAGTTGATTAGCTAACTTTAAGTTTTTGATCTGTCTAATATCGATAGCATCATCCAGATCTATTGTACCGCTTTGTAAAGCAACTTGTATGTTTTGTTCTAACATCATTTTTTCTTCTTCATCTGGTTCTAATTCTAAGTATATACCAAAATCATGAAGATTTAAACTTTTTATTTCTCTTAAAGTAGAAGTATTGTATGTTGTTATACTTTGTTCTAATACTTTAGCTGTTAATGGAAAGTCTAAACAGTCTGCTATTCTAAGAGAGATGTTCTCGCATGTTCTAAGAGTTAAATATAAACTCGCTTGTAAAATATGCTTAGTAGCAGTATTTGATGCATTAGCGGCCATCTTTTGAATACCTACTAAAGCGTCTCTTTCTGGAGCACTACCGTCTCTTGCTTCGTTTAGTCCGGTCACATCTCTTATCATTTGTAAATAATATTGATAAGTTTGTATAAGCGCTGCTATTTTAGCTTGACCAGAAGAACTTGATAATTCTTGGATAGGTACTTTACCTTGATTTAAACCACCGTCTTGCGATATTGATCTACCAACTATACTACCTGTTTGGAAATACATATTAAGTGCTTCTGCAGGATTATAATTAGTACCATTACCTAGATCAACTTCGGCTAAACCATCTACGTCTAAGAACACACCATCTGGTATTATTCTAGACATAACTTGTTGTAACTTCAAGTGTGTTAATTGAATCATATCGGCAAAGCCTGTAATTCTATTAACTAATGAATCTACTCTACCTTTATAAATTCTAGGAGCACATATAACGTAGTTCATTTCTACTTTAGTAGTATCAGCGTATGGTCTTGTCATATTCTCAGACAGTTTCCATTCGATCATTTGATTTGTACCTAATATTTTTGCTCCAGTGTATAAAACCTCTATACTTCTTGACACTCTTTCAAAGTTATCATTTGGTGGAGGATTAAAATCATCTGTTTTTTCTATTGCTTTTTCTAAACCATTTTCACCTTGTTTTATTTTAAAAACTTGGTTCATATATGTTTTATATTCGAAGTATAGTACTTGAACTGTGTTTTCATCGTAGTTACCCCAACCTGTTATATATTGTCTGTTACCAGGCATATTCTGTATTCTCTGCAACTCTTCTTCTGAGATACCAGGGAATTGTTTTTTTAACTCAGGTATTGTAACTGCTTTTACTTCTCCAACATAGTATATATCTTCAAAGTTTGGATCTTCTGTATAAGAGTAAACTAAATAAGCTGGATCAACGTATTCTGTTCTAATACCTTCACTAGTGTTAAAGTTTGTTTTAACGCAAGCTATTCCTAATACTGTTAGATCGTAATTTAATCTTCTTCTTGTTAAATCCCACTTGTTGTTCGCAAGAACATTATTAATAGCTTCTTCTTCAGCAATCTCGATAGATTGTTTGTAAGAAAGTTGCATGTGTAAATCTAATTCTTCTTTAGTCTCTGGTAACTCGTCTTGAGGTAATGGAGATGCATTAAAATCTTTACCAGTTAAATCTTTTGCTTTGTTTATCAAATCTTGAGAATACATATCTCTCAAAATAGATTGAGCATAAGATGTTCTTGCTTTTAAAGATTCTGGATCTTGAGCGTATGCTTTTATGTCGTATGTTTTTTGCGACATTCCATTTACTACAATATCAACAAACTTTGAAACAACAGGAACAGGTTTCCAGTCGATGTTTAAGTAAGATAAATCTCCGTTTATAGATAATTCATCTTTATATTTCTGTACTGATTGCTCTCCTCTTGCATATAATCTTAATTGATGAAAGTTATTCCAATTAGAAGTGTATCTATTCTGTGTAGTCCTTCCTTGATCAAACCATTCTTGTTCTATAGCGCGTGAGACTTGCAGACCATAATCTTCTGAAGCCTTTACAGAATCAGGTACTACCTGACTTGGGAACGAACTATCTGTATTTGTGTATACTTTCATTTACTTATTTATTTTTGATGAAGAACCTGTGTTATCATATTTTTTAATTCCTAAATCATAAACCCTTCTTACCAAAGGAGCATTTGGAGTGTATTTGCTTTTGTTACACGCCATTATCGCTAGACCAGAACTAATAGAAGCATCAAATTTTGTTCTATCGTTTATGTTGAATCTTGCCCAGTCATTAAGTGTTCTGTTAAAATACATATCACCATAACCTGTTTCTTTTAATCCAACATATTCTTCTATATAAGATTCTATAGCAGCTGCGTGAGCTTGCTTTATATCTTGACTTGAGTTTGGAATGCCTCCAATATCTCTTTCTGTTATAGATAAATTATTCCAAGATTTATCTGGTCTGTTCATTGAGTAGCCTCTATAACCTCTTCTTTTAAAATGAAAAAGTAATCTAGGTTTATTATTCTCTGCTAATATAGGCATTCCGTAAAATACGCAAGCCATTAATACTTCTTCAAAGAATATCTCAGCAGTCTGTGGTCTAGCTATATATTCTAAGAAAAAACTACTTGGTGGAACATCTTCCATTGAAAACTTAGTTAAACCACTTAAAGCACCATTAGATCCTTTACCGTCTACTGTTCCTGATATATCGTAAGGGTCGCATCCAAAAGCACCACAATGCTCATTGCCTGGATATTTGACACCGTTTTTAATTATAATATTGTTTTGAAGATGAACTGGTGGAATCCAAGATACTAAAAATCTACCATCTTTATTTGGATTAAATATAACCCTAGTATCTGGTATGCCATTTTCCCATTGGAAACTTCCTCTAGTTATAATGTTTGTATTTCTTAAATCTTCATTATAATCTATTTGTTCATATATTTTTGTAAGATTAAACAAAGATTGCTTTGCCTCATCTCTAAACGCATGTTGTTCTGTTCTTGGAAACTGTCTGTAGTATTCATTTAAACCATCTTGATCAGATTTTAAACCATCTACTTCATTTTGCCAATGTTCTATAACACCGTATTCAATATAGTTACCATCTACTCCTTTAACTGGTTTTTCTGGATTATCGAATACAGGTAAGCCATAAGTATCAATGAATCCCTCGTAGGACCACTCCATAGGTATAAACAAGCTATATAATCCTGAACTAGTTTGTCCATTACGGTTTCTTTTTGTAACATCAGAGTTGTAGTATAATTTCTTAAAATTTTCACCACCTTTATCTAAAGCATTAGAAGTAGAACCCATCATACATTTACCAATAATTCTACTACCTAACCTTAGTGTTGTTTTTGTTACACGCCAGTTGTTTAATATATTATCAGGTTTTTCCCATTTACCACTTTCATCATGAACTAATAGTTTTAATTTTTCACCATCATAACTATTGTCTCCAGTATTCTTCCAGTCAATGGTTGTATCAAGACCTTCCATTTCTTCTAAAGATTCGTTAGAATCTAGTTTCTTTCTAGTTAACTTAGAAGCCGGAACTCTATATGCTAACTCTGTTTTTGGTCTATCCATACCATCTTGGATAGGCTTAAAAAAGAAAGGATAATTAATTGAAATTGGAACTACTTTGTCTGTAAACATTTTTTTAGCATCTGCTCCAGATTTTGATAGAATACCAAATCTAGAATCACTAGATATAGTCGCTAGATTAACTAGTTCAGAAGAAGACATAAAAGAAAAACCAGAACGTCTGTTTTTAAGGTAACACATACCATAACATCTTGGATCTGCTTTACAAGCTTCCCAGAATATAAAAAATAACCTGTTTGATTCCCTGTAGTCTGGGGCACCAATATCTATCTTGCTCCACTGTAAGTACATGTAATGCGTACCTGTTATATAAGTAGGTTTTCCGTTGTTATAAAAGAATAAACCTTCTTCTCTGTATTTAAACTCGTTGTCTATGTAGTCATACCATCTGTCTTTAAAAACCTCTGGCTGTCTATTCCAATCGAATGTGCTTTTTATTTTACTTATTTCTTTTGGAAACTCCATTTGTTCCCAGTATTGATCTTCTTTTTTATTAGATCTAGAGTAAGTATCTTCTGCTAATGGTAATGCTATTTTTAAGTCTTGGATTTCAAGTATCTCACCAATCTTTCCAGTCTTACTAATAACAACCATGTCATAATCCTTATCATACCCATATTTCCATTTTTTAAGACGGTTGTTTTGTTTTAAAACACTAGGTTTTATATGAGCATCTACTATTTTATATAAACTTTGCTCGTACATTACTTAGATCTCCCTTCTGCAAAACCTTTAAAAACTTTAGTCTCAGTTTCTTTTTCAACATCAAGTAATAGTTTTTCTTCTTCTTGTATTCTACTTAATATTTCAAAAGCATCAAATATAGCTAGTTTTTTAGTTGCTGCTGCATTTTTTAATTTATCAGCAGATAAATCATCTTCGCCATTTTCTATAATAGCTTCTTCAGCAACCTTTATTAACTCAAGTACTGCTTTGTGCCCAGCTTGGATTATATTCTGTTTCGTTTCCTTTATATTCATATTTAATTACAATATCATTAGATTTCATGCAGTATAGTCTTTGTCCATCAACTATAAATTCAAACTCTCCAAGTGGAGTATAACCAACTAAGTCTCCTTCGTTGATTTTAAGTGCTTCTAAAGAACTATTTCCATATTTTAATATACCAATAAGCTTTTGTTCTTTATCTAACTCAAATTTATCTTTATTCCTTAATGGTTTTATAAAACACCTGTTTCCAAGTGCTTTCCATTTCTTATCTGTCTTATATAAATATATCTGATCCACATTACAAAAATATAAATCTTCCATGAAGTATGATCTACTGTTTTTTTGATTACCTCTTATGTCATAGAATCTTCTAAAAACATTATGATGTATTATTACTAGATCACCAACTTTAATGTCAGTCGAATAAGCTAGCGGGATTGCAACAACCTCCGCTAAATTATTCACAGATTTAAAACTTTCTATTTTTGTATTTAGTATAAGATCTTTTCCTTCTACTTTAATTTTGTTATCGTACCTATCACCTACTGGTTTAACGATAAAATCAAATACACTTCTCATTAGTATTCTAAATCATACTCAACGGATATTGCCATGTTTGAATTAAATTTCTTCCACGGCATTACCTCGTCTCCTTTTTTAATATATATGTTATACGAATGATCTTCATTGTCTAGTTTTATATAAGCAATTTCATGACCTCCATAAACAGATTGTCCTATAGAATAATGCATTGCTTCATTTTTGTAATCTGCGCCAATGCTTATCTTTCTTATAACATTATTACTCATTAGGTTTTTCTATTTCTTCATAACTACCATCTTCTAAATTAATATTGATAGCTCCATACTCAGACTCTAAAACAGTTTTAAACTCTTCAACTTCTTTGTTAACTTCAGCAACCTGATGTAATAGAGAATGTTTTTGAGCTTCTAATACACCGATGTTTGTTAACAAGGTGTTTAAGTCTTTTTGTTGAGAAACGATTTTTTCTAATTGTTCTTTTGTAATCTTTTTTGCTTTTGCCATTTTTATTTAATTTAATTATTAGTATTAGTAGCAACGTACTGGAGTCGAACCAGTTTAAGCGAGCTTATGAGACTCGTGAGATACCTTACCTCCCACCTGCTATTTTTTAAATATTTTGTTGTATAAACTTTGTTTTTTCATTGGTACCTCTAAAACAACGTCACCAGGAAACTTATAATTGCTTCCTGGTTTCATTACTTTTTTATTTCCTTTATTGTCTATGCCTAATACTGGAAAATCTACATCTTCCATAGTTATATCTCCGCTCGGTATAATATTATAAGAGTTGTCTTTATCTGGACTATTTCTTTTATAACCTTTTGTAGATATATTTTTCATTTAGCATTTTTTCATTTTCATTGGAGCTTTTTTATCAGCTTTTGGTCGTGCGGCAGTTCCGTTTTTATCTAAACTTCTACCTTCTGGACGTTTTGAACCTGTTTTAATTCTTTCACGGTCGGCAGTCGTCATTTTGCCCATTCTGTCTTGATGTGTTTTTTCACCCTCTGCACTTTTACTTGGCATCTTAGAAACTTGTTTAGCTGGAGATTTACCAGATTTAAGTTTTGACATCTGTCTAGTTGGAGAAGCTTTTCTAAAAGCGGTTACTAAACTAGTTGGGAAATCACGCTCTAATTGACCCTGTCTATCGTATGTGTCTCCAAATTTTGATGGAGTCATGTAACCACCATCTGTGTACTTTCCTCTGTTTACTCTTGGTATTTTTTTCTCAGATCTAGTTTTATTAGCAGCTTCGTTACCTATTCTACCAGCCATTTTTTTAGATAATGTTTTGTCTAGTTTCATAGCGTTATTAGCAGCCGAAGTACTGTCTGATTTAGCAACCATTTCAGAAGCTATTCTTTTTTTGTTTTCTGCAGCAAAGTTTTCGATTTCACTACCTAGTTCTCTAAAAGTTTTACCTGAATAAGGATCTTTTTTCTTTTCTTGATACATTGGTGAACCTCCCATTAACATAGGAGAAATTCCTGATCCAGTCTTTTTACTATTGCCTCTACCTGGTGTTTGTTTGTAAGCCATTTTTTTGTTTTTGTTAAGTTATTTTCTTTCGTAAATTAATATATCCCTAGAATCTGAAAAAACATCGGCAACCATAGTGTTATCGTCCATTGTTACTAATTTATTTGTAGATTTCCAGTTATTTTTAGCATAATAAGTTTCAAAGTATAGAGCGTTATCATGTATTTTGTATCTAACTACTTTAACTTCTTCGTTAGAATCTTTTAAAGTTATTGTTATTTTAATTTCTTTTTTATCTAATATTTTAAATTCAACATTGTGGAATTCTGTTTCCCAAGTTCCTTCTAAAAATTTAGGTGTAATTTTCTGAGCGTTAGAAAATAAAGAAAAAGCTAACATTGTAATAATAAATAAATTTCTCATAGTGTATGTATTTAATTAGATTAGTATTAATATATATATCACACGTATTATTTACTTTTTATGTTTTTTCCTTGTTTTGCATAAGCTTCTTTTTCCCAAGGTAAATTTTTAGCTCCTTCTTTCATTTTAGATCTAAGATATTTCTTTCCTTTCCAAGTAACTGTTTTATCGTCGTATGCTAGATCACCTCTCTTCATTTGATCGATATGAACTTTCTCGTGGGATATAGTTTTATTTTTCTTTAACTCTAAAGGAGATACATTCTTATTAATTAATATAGTACCGTTTGATTGTGCCATTCCTAAAACGTTATCGTCCATATCTGTACTGTATATAGGAGTATTATCGATATTATAAGGTGGACCAGACATTTTAAAAGCCATAATTCTTTGTTTAAATTTTTTTAACGTCAGAAGCCAAAGTAGGTTTTACAAATTCATTGTATTCTTTTATTCTTGAATCTACTTTGTTTTTTCTTTCAGTTAATCTACCTGTTTTTTTACTAGCTTTTGCTTTTTCAGCGTCTGTGCTAGAATCAGATATTTTACTGTTTATTTTTTCTGTTCTCTTGTTTATTCTTTCTGACTTAGCAATATCACTTTTGTTTTCATCACCAGCAGTTCTAGAAGATATAGCCGCACCAACAACTTTACCAACAGAAGCTATTGCTTCAGCAGCACCACCATCAGAGTAAGTTGCTTCAGGATTGAAACCACCAGACTCGTAAGCACCACCTTGACCTCCTTGGTTTACAATACTTCTCCTTAACATAAAAGGAGAACCAGTATTTTTATTTATAATACCTAAAGACATGATTATCTCATTTTAGCTCTTGATGTGATAGGAACACCACATTCACAAGGCTTAGGATCATCAAATCTAAGTTTTATACCGTCTTTACCAGAACTAGATCCTTTTCCTTTTGGATAACCAGTTGTGTCAAAAGGACCATTCCAAAGAGCGTTTGCTCCAACTCCAGACATTTTAGCTTCTCTATCAAAAACCGTAGTAGGATGCTTTGTTTCGTTTAAATTCATTTTCTTATTTTTTACTGTTAGTAGTTGTTTAACCCGTAACCAGGTGTAATGCTCGTTTGAACTCCAGCTGGTGGCATAACAGGTTGATTTGTTGATTGATCCATAGTAGGATCTATCGATTGCCCAGTCAAAGGATCTGTCATTTGCATAAACGGAGTATTCATCATTGGTTTACCCATAACACCTTGTACTGTGTCTTGGTTACTAATGGCTTTTGGGTTTATGTTGTTATATTGTAATCCAGGTTTCATACTTCTAACTTGACCATAAGGAGTTTGCATAGGATCCATATTGTCTGGTTGCATCATAGAAGGATCTACAATACTTTGTTTCATTGGGCTATTTTTAGTTTTAAAATCCATTGTTTCTTGTTTTATCTTTGTTTGTATTTTCTATAGCAGTAATCATTACTGTGTCAGTATATGTTTTACCACTCATTATTGAGTTTCTATGACTTGTTGGTATATCTTCTATACCTAACATTATACGGTACATTTTACTTATTAGCTGTTTGCACTTGAAAGAAACTTTATATATATTGTATTTCTGAGTTGTATGGTTTCGTTCTCTCCAAACCGTTATCCAACCTTCTTTTAACAAATTGTTCCAGCGCCTATTATTCCAACTATATGTATAAGTACCTGTTTTAAAATCTTGTTTTGTAAAAAACTCCATACAGTCAAGGTAAATCAATAACTCTAAATCTGCGTCGGATAAACCATTGTTTTTACAAGCCCATTTTCTTATTATTCTGTAATGCTTTAATAGACCTATTTTCTTTATATCAGTAGGTTCTATTCTCGTCATAATACTACAACTACATCAGTTACCTTAATTACATAATATGTTTCTTTATCTGGTTCAATCTTATGTCCAGCATGTCTATCAAAGAATATATGATCGTTTTCTTTTATACCTACTACTTCGTCTCCTACTTTCCAAACTACAGCTTCTACATATCTAATATCTTCTCTATGGTTTTCGGCTAATAGAAGTCCTCCTTTTGTTTCAGTAGTACCTTCTTTTATTTTCTTTATCAGTAGTGTTTTACCTATCGCTCTCATTATGCTCTTAAATTATTAATTACACAATCAGTTGATAATATGGTAGTAGCTACAGAAGCAGCGTTTCTTAAAGCACTTTTAGTAACTAATAAAGGGTCAATAATTCCTGCATCAATCATGTTAACAGTTTTACCTGTTATTACATCAAGACCATATCCAATCTTTGAAAATGATTCTAATGGTGCATATTCTATTCCAGCGTTATCTAATATTGTATTAAAAGGTGCTCTAATTGAATTTAGTAATATTTCTTCACCATCAGAAAAACTATCTATACTATGAGCAGCGTTTAATAAAGCGATTCCTCCACCTGGCACAATACCTTCTTTAATAGCAGCTTTTGTAGCACAGATTGCATCTTCTATTCTATCTGCTTTTTCTTTTAGTTCTATCTCAGAATTAGCACCAACTTTTACAACAGCAATCTTAGCTGTTAAACGTGCTAATCTTTTTTCTAGTTTAATAACAGTATTACTACTATTCTTTTCTAGTAATGATTTTTTAATATCATCTATAATATTTAATATTTCTTCAGAACTCTCTTCCACGTGAAGTATTGTTTCTTCATGATTAGTAATACTCTTTAAACAAGTACCTAGTAATTCTGGTTGTATTAAATCTAAGTCATCTCCTAGATCTTCGTTGATTAAAGTAGCTCCAGTTAACAAAGCTAAATCATCAAATATTTCTTTTCTATTAACACCAAAAGTAGGAGCGTTTATAACGTTTACCTTTATGTTACCTTTTGATTTATTCATAGCTAATGTAGATAAAACCACTTGGTCTAAATCTGCAATTATAAGCAATGATTTATTATTTTTTATCACGTATTCTAAAACAGACTGTATCTGTCTTATACTATCTACTGGAGATTCTATTAGTAATACTAATGGATTATCTAGTTCTGCCGTCTTGTTTTTTTGATTAGTAATGAAATGAGAGTTTGTTAATCCCATATCACATTGAACTCCTTCAACTACTTGTAGACTACACTCTGGATCAGCAGATGTTTCCATCATAACTATCCCTGTGTTTCCTACAGATCTAAAAGCATCTCCAACTAACTTACCTAGTTCCGGGTCGTTATTAGTTGATATAGTTGCAATTTGATCTAACATATCACCTTCTACGGTTATAGATATGTCTTCAAGGTATTTTATAACTTTATCAACAGCTTTGTTTATACCTTCTTTAATTTTTCTAGCATTTGGATTTTCAACAGCATAAGCGTTCTTTAAAATAGCATGAGCAAGAACAGTCGCGGTAGTTGTACCATCACCTGCTTCTCTTACTGTTTTTCTAGCAGCTTCTTTTAATAGTGTTGCTCCCATGTTTTCAACAGGATCTAATAGAATTATAGAGTCAGCTACTGTAACACCATCTTTTGTTATAACTGGTTTTCCAAACTGATCTTCTAAAAGAACACACTTACCACTAGCACCTAGTGTTGAACTAACAGCCATTGTTAGTTTCTTTATTCCTTCAAATACTTTCTCACTAGCTTCGGTACCGAAACTTAGATTTTTAACTATTGCTTCTGACATTTTTTATTTGATTAAATTTATATATTGTATATATCACTCGTTTTTTGTAACTTTTACAATAAACCAATGAGTCTTCTTCTATTTCTCCATATTGTATAAAGTATTAATAATAAAATCAATAACCACGAGATCCAAGCATAACTAGCTTTTTTATCAACTGTTTTAACTTTATCTTTCTTAAGTTCTTTAACTACTGTTTTAGACTGTTCTAAGCTTGTTTTAGACACTTTATTGTCTTCAGAGTATATAGTGTTGTCTTTTTTCTTTTTGATCTTAATACGCGCGTTAAAATACTTCTTTCCTTCAACTACAAATTCTTTTGTTGAATCAATTGCGGTTACTTCTATTTCGTGTGTTTCTACATCATATTTAATCTCTGTTTTAACAACTTCAATTACTGAGTCTTTTTTCGTTACAACTTCTACTGTTGTTTTTTCTTCTACTTTTTCTTGTTTGTTTACTTTTCTTGCACCACAGGCAAAAAACAATGTAGATAATAATATTAAAATATATTTCATAGTTTTATTCTTTTATTTCAAAATGCATCCAATCGTAATTCTTTTCTCTACCTAAAGATATAAACCCATGCTTGTAAAATATATCAATCATAGCTTTATATTCTGGCCTTGCAAACCTTGCTGTTTTATGTGTTTCGTGCAATTGGTTTCTAACTGGATCTAAATCAACGGCTATTCCCCAAGCGTGCATAGATAAACTTGTGCCTCCTTGTTTTTTTCTATAATTAAAACAACCTCCAAACAAATCAATTCCTAGTTCTTTTATTTTAGCATAACCATATACTCTGTGTATTTCATTAAACACTGCTAAAAATCTACCAGAAACTAATTTGTGACATCTCATCTTTGTTACAACAGTGTCATTGTCCCAAGCTAAACGCATCGGATAAGGTAACATTATTGTTACTAAATAGTTCTCTCCAATTACATTAGGCTCACCATATTTAGATTTAATCTGTTTTGTTGTCATTTTTCTTGTTTCTTAGTGTTTCTACTGTTTTTAGAATAGTGTAAAATATCGATGTTATTAACAACATTATTTTTAAAGTATTTTCTAAGTTTGAAAAGCTTAATGCCATAGTTATACTATTTAGCGTGTAAAGTTTAAGATCCGTGTTAGACATTTTTAGTTTTCATTAGACGTTCAACAATATTTGTAACTCCTTCTATTGTTATATAAGAAGTTGCAACAATAACCCAATCAGTAGATGTAAGATTTCCATAAAATAATCCTGCTGAAGCAATTACAAACACAGTTAATTTTCTACTAACCCATTTATTTAAAAACAGATCTACTTTTTCTTTATTACTCATTATTTATTAATTTATTTTTTAATTAAAAGCACGATCCAGTAACTGCTACTTCTCCATTATTAAAAGTACTTACTATCATCCAAATATATGCTGGATCACATTCACCTGTTTGAATTCCACGATATGGACTACGTCTGTTGTACGTTAATGGTGATGTTCCAGCTACGTCAGCATATACAAAATCACCAACATCAGGTAAAGGATTAGATCCATTATGCCAAGCTTGTGTACAACATGATGGATTGTCATTACAAATTTCCTCAGAACTACCCTTTTGATCAGTTATATAAAATAAAGTCAATCCTCCGCCTGGACCATACCCATAAAATTCACTTACATAGTCAGGTTCTGAAAACCCAACAGCGCTAGACATAGCTCTCAATGAGTTAGGTGTTTCAGTTCCTAACTCACCTGCTATCATTGAAAAACTTAATGGTCCGCTAGTAGGTAAAGCCATGGTATTATTTTTTTACTTTTGCTTCAACAACTGGTTCAGGTGGAGTAGGTGTTGGAGTTGGAGGTGTTCCCCAAGGTAAACCTGGATCATGGATGTTTTTAGCTTCAATTTGTTTTTCAATCTGAGCGTTAACATGTTCTTCATAAGACCCAACGACTACTGCTTGAATCCAAGCGATAACTTCAGCTTCTGTTAATTGATCGTAAGGGATAAATTTTTCAGGATCAATAGATGTTAAAGGAAAAGGTGTTGCTCCTGCAAACACGCCTTGATCACCATTTTCATCTGTACCTGTTTTTGTCCAATAAGTTTGTACTACAGCATTTTCAACGCCATCAGCGTCAATTGTTTTCATATCTGTTACTGCCCAAGTGTATTCCATAATTTTTATTTATTTATTAATTTATTTACTAATTCTTTTAAATCGTTTATTTGTTGTTGTTGTTCTTTTATTGCTTCTATCAATAGAGGTGTTAATTTACCATAATCAAGAGTTTTATATCCGTGTCCTATTGGTGCGTCTTTAATTATCTCTGGTAATACCGCTTCAACTTCCTGTGCTGATAAACCAACTTCTAGTTTTTTCTTATATCCAAAAGCTTGTGCTTTTTCGTTTGGTTCGTAATAAAAACCGTTTAATGATAACACTTTATCTAAAGCATTTTCTATATTACCTTTCTTGTCTTTAAGTCTTTCGTCAGAGTAATATGCTACAATGTCACCTGCTACTCTAATTGAATCACCTGTATCGCTACCATCAAAATAGAAAGCGGAGTCATTAGCATCCATGAATACTGTACCATAAATTCTTCCACCACTGTCGAAGTATTTACTATTTATCCATTGATTTTCGTTAAGAACTCTTTGTTCGCCACCACCATAAGCACCAGTGCCACTAAATAAGCCACCAGAAGTCCATCTCATTTGCCAACCGTTAGAATTATTATGCATACCAGATTCTCCAGAAGTACTATTAGTCATAAAACTAACGTTACCATTTGATCCATACTGCATTTCTATACCTGCCCATCCATTTCTACTTCCTTCTATTTTCCAAGATCCATAACTACTGTTGTTTGGATAAATATGTGCTTGGTTAATACTAGAATAAAATCCATGAGATCCGGTTAATTCTGTCCAAGTTCTAAATCTATTATATGCTCCAACGTTACCTGTATCTATTGCAGATAAAACAGATGTACTAGCTGGGTCTAAATAATAACCAGTGTTGTTACTATCGTAGAAGACAGGAGCTTTCATATCTGTACCAGACAATAAAGAACCTTGAACTAGCATAGTACTGTCTTGATATTTAGCATATTGTGCTTTTGCTACTGGAGATGTTATTGGTGTATAAGTACCGTATGACATCACATAATCACCTCCAGCTGAATTAGCATACACCATAGTAATATTACCTACTATAGAATATATCCAATATGTCGTTCCGCCACGTAACCATATTATAGCTTGAGAAGATTCATATTGATCAATATAATTACCAAGGCAGGTTGTTGTTGATGTTAATTGCTCTAAATTAAAATAACTTGCTCCATAACCCCAACCTGTAGGTTTAAATGAGAATCTAGCATTAAACGTACTAAACCCAACACCAGTAAATCCAGGATCTTCGTAACCACCTCTTTCTATCATGAATTCAGCATACTGTTTATCTGTTGCGCTTGCTCCAGTATAAATAGCTACAGGGTAAAAAGTACTTGCGTTACCTCCTACTGTAAAGTTTGTTCTATTTGGATTATCAATCCTTCTGGCTTGTTCAGCAATATTGGCAGTTGCAGCGACATTAGCAAAATTTGCATCGTCAGCAAAACTAGCAGAACCTGTTATATTACCAGTTATTGTATTTGCTACTGTTAAACCTACAAGATTACTTGTTGCTGATGGGTCTACGTAATATGCTGTGTTATCTGAATCGTAGAATATAGGTGACCTAGAACTAGTTCTTGAGAACGTGTTACCGCTGTAGTCCCAACGCAGACTCCAGTTGTCGCCACCTAAATTAGTTGCCAGTTCTCCGCCTTGATGACCACTTAGTTGTGGTCCGTCAATTGTCACCCCGCTGAATCCAGCATTTTGGTATCGTAAATAGTGGTTGGGATCAGAAAGACTAACAAGATGCAGTTTAGCTCCAGCTGAAAGACTTACGGTACTTAATTGTGAGCTACCTGCTGGATCTAAATAATATCCTGTATTGTCAGAATCATAAAATATAGGTGCTCTCATTGATGTTCTAGCACTTAAGAAACCTCCAGAGTTATTTAAACTAAGTTCTTCTTGAGCTGTAGTATAATTATAGAATCTAAACGCTCCTTGGAAATGATAAGTTTCCCATTTAAGGTTTCCGTTTTCGTTATAAAAAATGCCAGCAGCACCATTAATTGGAGCATTAATCATTAATTGATTATCATTGCCGTTTAACGCTAACGTAGTTATATTTGAATTACTATTAGGATCTAAAAAATATGCAGTATTATTACTGTCATAAAATACAGGTGCTCTAAAATCACCAGACGTTTGATATGTACCTGTTCCACCTGTTTTATTTGTTAAGTTGTTAAAGTCAACACTTCCTGCAGAAGTAGCACTATCAGCTATTCTTGCGCTGTCGACTCTAACTCCATAAGTATTAGCTCCATTCCAACCCATTAATGTTGGATATGTGCTAGACCAAACAACTTGTGCATTTGCATTATTACAAGCCGTTCCACTTGGTGTAGTGGATGCTGAAGCATCAAATATCACATGACTATTACCATAGTTTTTCCAACCTAATAAACCTACAACATTATCTTTGGCTGGTGTACTTGCCCAGTTACTTTGATAACTAAGTAAACTTCCGGCAGTGCCAGATATATTGCCAGTTATTGTATTTGTAACAGTTAGTCCAACAAGATTACTAGTAGCTGATGGGTCTACATAATATGCGGTGTTATCATAGTCGTAATATATTGGAGAATACATAGCTGTCTGTGTGCTCCAGGCTCCATTGTCTTCACACCAAGAACCCCAACTTCCGCCTGCCGTTAAGAATCCAATTCTATTTGAGTTGCAGTGTATTTGTCTATCTCCTTCATCTCCATCTCTCATTATGATGTTTGAAGAATTTTGCCCATCTGCACTAATATAAAGTGTAGTGCCATGAATATGAACATTCTTATTAGTCTCTACTCTAAGTCCCCAACCTTGATCATTTGTTAAAAATCCAATTGAGCTATTAGTATCTGCGTGAATAGAACCTCTGTATGTTGTTTGATAATTACCATAAAAATCAAGATAAATAGTTGAGCCAGCTCCATTGCCTGTTATGCCCCATCTTGCTCCTCCTATTGAATATATATGATTTCCATTAGCTTGATTATATAAACCTGTATTACTGTTGTAGTTTCTAAACCAACCATAATTATAAAATTCATTTCCAGTTACTACGTTTAAATTACTACTTCCGTTTGGATCTACATAATACCCAGTGTTATCTGAATCGTAGAATATAGGTGCTCTAAAGTCACCACTAGTTTGATATGTTCCAGTACCTCCTGTTTTGTTAGTTAAGTTATTAAAATCAACACTACCTGCTGATCCTGCTGTATTAGCATAATTAACAGATTGTGATCCTATATTCGATGTAGTAATAGCTGTTGCCGCGTTTTGAGGTGTATACCCTAACCAACCAGCAATTGTTTTATTAACCCACAGTGTGCCGTTATAACCAAGTATATCTCCGTTTACAGGAACATTTGTTTTTAAGTCAACATCGTGTATTTCATTAAGTTCAAATCCGTTTTGTACGTTTACAAATATCTCTCCGTTATTTGAGTTTACCCTAGTAACAATACCAAGGAAAACTAAATGCGCAGGTGCATAAGGTTTATTTATTAATCCATAAATAAGATTACCATTTGTGCCTAACCATACTGGATCACCTACTATAGCTCCGATTGTATTTAATCCAGCTAATCTACCTATCTGTACAACGTCAGCCATACCATTAATAGCTACAGTTGCATTAAGTAAACCTAAAGTTTTTGATGATGTAGCTTCAGACGTGTTAGACGCTTTACCTACAATTATATTTGTTCCGTCAGCACCTGTTACATATACAGCTTGTCCTTTGTTTATAGCGACACCCGCTTTGACTAGGTTCTGAACATCACTAGCAATTGAAGAACCTTGAGCAATCCAACTAACTGTTGAACCGTTCGAAGATAGTATTTGTCCTGAAGTCCCATTGGAGCCTGAAGAATCCCTCAGACCCGCTTGGAGTTCTATGTCACTTTTAAATTTTTGACTCATATTAAATTTGGATTAAATTATCCAACCTTCGTTACTAATACTCTAATAGGGTTGGTTGGTGCCGTTGCGAACGTTACTGTAAGTGTATTAACTGTTGGACGCGCAACGTCTGTGAATATTGTTTCAAATGTAACTGTATCATATAATTGTACATTAACATCTTTTGTGTTTAGGTTATGTGTTACAGTCGATGTAACTGATATTGTAGTAGCATAATTAGTTACGGCTGGTGTAGCTGTAATCGTAATTGTGTCTGTTGTATCATTTGTAGTAAGTGTTATACCTGTTCCTGATAAGAAAGTTAACGTATCGTTGTTAGAATCAGCTATAATAGTGTTTTGACCACCTACTGCAATATTTTTAAATATGTTCTGAGAAGAACCTCCATCAAGGTTTGAAACAAAAGCCGTACCATTAGAATAAGTAACACCAATTCCACCGCCAAATGAATTCACATTACCAATACCTACTTGAGTTAAACTAGCTAGATCAATATTACTTTGAACTACAGTCCAATCAGTTAATGTTGTAGGTGTATCAATCTCAGCAATTAATACATCGCCAACTCTAACTTGCTCTGTAAAGAAAAGACCATCTGCTGTAACTGTATATGTCCAACCTCTTTTTATACCAGCGATTGTTGGAGGTGAGTCTAAGTTTGGAGTATTTGTAAAAGCATTATATCCACCTTGATATATTAAACCACCTGCTACAGAAGCATCGACATACGCTTTAACAGCGGCGCTAGTAGGTAACGTTGTATCGTTATCGTTGTTTGGAATTCCTTCTGCTGCAGTTACGATTGTAGCTGTAGTAAAGTTATCAATGTCTAAAACATTATTAGCTACAGTAGTAGATATAGAAGTTGTACCTGATCCAGTTACTTCTCCTGTCAATGTAATGTTTGCGTTGCTTGCGTTTATTGTTAACGTATTACCTACTAAAGAAGTAGTTACGTTTGTACCACCTGCAAATGTTATGTTTGTTCCAGAGCTTACAGTAGTTGGTCCACCAGTTCCACCTTGAATAGACCAAGTGTATGTACCAGGAATTGCGGCTATAGGAGACCAAGTATTATCTCCTCGAAGATATACTGTACTATCTGGAGTTCCAGTAGCACTAAGATCAGCTGTTAATGTAGCTGCTCCACCTTGTGTGGTGTTAGGCGTTAGGTTTATAAACGTACCATCTGTAGCCGTAAAAGAAGTAACTCCTCCTCCTACTTCTACCCAAGCACCATTTGCCCAAACTTTTAATACATCTAAAGTAGTATCGTAGTAAAGTTGTCCCTCTACACCTGTTCCAGCTGCTGTGTTATTTGGTTGATTCTCAATCCTAGCTTTTATTAACTCGTTTTGATTGAGGTTTATGCTATTTAAAAAATTAATTGCCATTTTCTATTTTTTTTATTAATTAGTTCATATATGCTTTGCCAGAAAACCCAGCTGAAAATTCTATTTGTAGTTCGTTCTCGTTTAAATAAACAACATCTCCGTACATCGTAACATTGTTTATGTTTACAACACTAACTGAAGGGAATTTATCTAAATTATGTGTTATTGTCCAAATCGTAGAAGGTACCGATTGTGTGTATACAAAAGTTTTATCACCAACAATAGGATCAATATCTGGATTAACAAAACCTGGATATACTGCAATGGCATAGAATTTATCTTGTAGTATACTTCCATGCGCACCAACAGATTCTAATACGATGTCTACAAAATTAGGTTGACCTGAAACTGGACTTATACTAATGAATTTATATATACCGAAATTATTTAAGTCGTCACATTGTGCGATTATAATAGCTTGATTAACTAAAGTGTTTATATAGTCTATAATAAGATTACCTGATGTAGCAAACTTACTTAATCTTAATGTTGTTATGTTATTAAATAAAGTATTTGTTCCTCCTCCATTTATAAAACTTATTGAACCGTTTTTTCTACCTGGAGCAATGTTGTTTTGAAAAAAGAAATTACTTTGACCAGCAATAGCAATAGCGCTTATTTCGTTGTAGAATTCAGCGATACTACCTATCTCAAAGTTTTTAGTTACATTCCTATTTTTTCCGTTTACAACCTTAGTTGATGAACCTATAACAAGATCTGTAGCTAGTATATTCGTATTCGTTGGGTAGCTATAGATTATTGCCATGTTATACTAATTTTATTTGTTCTACTACTATGCTAAATGTAGGTATTGGTTCAAACGGGCTTGTATCGCTAGAAGCAAATAATCCTCCGTCGTCCGTTCCGTTTTTACCTAATCTAAAATCAAATGTATCACCTGCATCAAAAGCTTTTGTTATATTATAATGTTGTACATTTGGTGTATAACGGTATTGTGCTAATCCACTGTAAGTTGGAGTGGCTTGTGTATTATTGTGAAATCCTGCTAACAACAATATGAGCGGAGATGCCAAATCACCACCTACGCCAAAACTAGCAGTAGCGTTTATAGTATATAAACCAGCGTCGTTAAAAGTTATTGTTCCGTCAGCTGCTAAAGATACCGGGTTATTTATATTTACCTGAGCTGGTCCAATTGGCAAAATCAATTCTTCTCCGTCGTTTACCACTATATTGTCACTAGCATCGGCCGCTACTAATACTTCTGTAAACTGTATTGGTGTATTCTCTACGAATAAAACTCTAACAGAATTCATTTGAAAATTCTTGGTTGTATTGCCATCTTCTTTTATTTCTGTACCTAACAGTAAATCGTCTAATTCAGGTGTAGTTACTGGGTATGATATTATTCCAGACATGTATGTATAATTAATTGTTTAACAATTCCACTTGTCTAACGCAAGTTTCTTTCTAGTTGGTTCTCCATTTGGTTTCTTCATTGCTCCCGGCATACCAGACATTCTAGCACAGAAAGATTTTCTACGCTTAGCGTCTTTACTACCTGCCTTTAATTCTGAAGGTTTCTTAGTTACAGCAGTCTGTAATTTAGAACCTGGGTTTTCTCTTCTATAACTTGCAACTCCTTTAGCGTTCAATCCTCCTTTAGGATCTTTACCTTCTTTACGAGTCCAAGCAGCAGTCTTTCTTAAAGGACTTTCTTTCTTAATCTTCTTTTCTTCTTTTAACATGTTTTTTGTAGGTTTGTTTCCAGAACCTCTATTAGCACGTATATTATCCCATAAACCTCTTTGAGACACACTACCATCTTTTCTTTTAATCATTTCTTTCTTTGGTGGTGTTTGCCCAGATTTATTACTCATAACACCAGACTTAGGTGCTGTGGGTTCTACTTTTTTAACTCCCATATTATCTTATTATATATTTCTTGCCACTCTCTTTTTTAGTCCCTTCGCCTTCGTTACCACGGTTTTGTTTTACACTTTCCCATCTTCCATCTTCGTGATCCCAATCCTTACCTTTTCCTGCAGGATCTTTTCTACGCATTCTCTGTGAGTGTGCCTTCTTCTTTCGTCTGTCGTCAGTTTTAGCATAGGCAAGATCTCTCTCCGCTTTGGCCTTAGCCGCTTTTGGAGAAAGTTTTTGCTTTAATAAAGGTGACTGATTTTCTAAAGATTGACTTCTTAATTGAAATGCCATAGCTAATTTTTAACGAGTAATATATACTCTCTCTAATCACACGAAAAAGTAAATATTTACATTAGCCACTATACTGGTTAAAAGTGCCTTAAAACAGCATAAATGGCCATTATAATGGTTATGTGTTATATTATAGACAATATGACTTGTTCTGTCCATAATATTATGCGTTGTAAAAAAAATATTAAAAAAAATTTTTTGGGCCTGGGTGAATTTGATGAGATGTAGAGAATTATTGTGTTACTACCTAATTTCTATTTTTATTTTCGAAAAGGAAAACGCTTTTCATTTTGCCGGGTCCCCCAACTTTTTAGCTTTTGGGTTGATGATGTGAGTCATACGTGCGTGATGTCGTAATAGGATTTAGCTTTTACCTTATGCGTATGTATAGCACTCGCACGGAGTTACTACGATCTTAATAAGATGTTATGTTCACGGACTTACAAGAATATGATGTTGATAATATATATGAAGATTAATTAAGATCTTTATAATTTAATTTAATAACTATGTCAAAATCAACAGCAGCTGCAGCAGCAGCACCACAAGTAGCATTAACTACTAAAAGATTCGTAATCAGAAAATCGCTGATTGGAACTAATACAGTAATAACATTCATGAACAATAAGAATGTTGAATGCATATACAATCATGATAAAGTATATGACCAATTAAAAGCTAAGTTTGATGCAATGCCATGCTTCGCTAAATACGGTAGTTATACTAATACTAATAATCTGCCAGCATTCGTAAGAGCTTTAAAAGAAATAGTATAATGCATCGATCTAAGCAAATCGTTAAACTGCTTATTTTATTAATCTAACTAAATCATATAATCATGAGACACATATCTAATACAATCAATCAGATCAAACCGCTAATAGTACTTGCATTATACATCGGAGTATACTTCGCGTTACAATTCATGATGTCAGTGTAACATATCATAACAACTAAACAAGGCCACTATATGTGGTCTTTTTTTAGCATTAATGTGTATAGCACTCCACGGACTTACAAGTTTTCTATTAGGATAATATATTTGAAATTAAATTATATCTTATGAAATTACTTAAAGCAGTCAGCAAAGAATCTGGCACAGTGTACACAGAATACACAGATGGCACAAATACATTTATCTATGAAGATGATGTGTTAGTGAGAGTTATAACAGCATCATTTGATGCTACAATATCTAACTCTGATAACAGTTTAGTTGAATTTACAGCACCAGATGCAACACTAGAGTTCTTAGGATCTGTAGTAGATAAGTATTATGACATATAACTAAATAAAGCCCTAGAAATAGGGTTTTTTACTCTACCTATTGGTGGAATGGGCAGGCAGAGCCGACTTTAGTTGCTAAAGCTAGTTTTAAGGTCCATTATGTATAGCACTTCACGGACTTACGACATTTTATTATTGATAATATATACGAAGATTGATTTTAATCTTTATAATTTTAATATTTTATACTATGTCAACAAAAAAATCAAGTGCAGTTGTAGCGCCAGTGGCAGCTCCTGCAGTAGTATCAACTACAAATCAATTAACTACAAAAAGATTTGTTATTCGCAAGTCATTAATTGGAAGTAATACTGTTATAAGTTTTACTAATCATAAGAACGAGTTGAAAGTTTACAACCACGACTTAGTTTATAACGCTTTGCGAGCAAAATTTGACTTAATGCCTTGCTTCGACAAGTATGGAAGTTATACTAACTCGAAAGATTTACCAGTCTTCGTAAGAAATTTACCAACATTGGTATAATTATTAAATAAGGCCACTTCGGTGGTCTTTTTTTTTATCTTTTTGAAGCAATAGTAAGCACTACAAAAGTGTGACAATAGCCTGTTACTATATAATATAAGACCCTAATGTCACAGTTTTTAAATTAACGACTTTGTTGTGCCATTATTTCCTGTTTAGTAGCTTTTGCTATACACTTCACGGACTTATTTTGTTTCACTTCAGATAATATATATGAAATTAAACGTTCATACTACCAATATTGTGGTTAAAAGTGCATAGAGATGATGAGAGATGTAGTAATATACCTCTCAACTGTTTTGTTCTAATAAACATTTTCACACCTTAGAACTAACTAGATTATCTATACGGACTTAATAATATTATAGTGTGATAATATATTCGAAATTAAATTATAACATTAATCTTTAATACCTATTTACTATGTCAACAACAGTTCAAACTTACAAAAGACGAGGTTCAACTATATGGTTGAATAAAAGAGAATACCGTGGTTTTTTAATTGGTAATCTACCACAAAGATTTGCCTTCATTTATAACGAAGATAAAGAGCAAGAAGGTATAACCTCATGGTTTAACCACAAAGGTTGGACTTTCATACTAGAAGATGATTTAAAAACTGGTTGGTAATATGAGTCAACAAGTTAATGATGCTATCGATGGTTTCAAGGCTTTCATCAAATGTGGTGGAAGCAGAGACCAGGTAGTCAGAGAAATATCAGAGTATATTTACACTCAATGTACTTGGAAAACAAACTATGATAGAAGTGTTATATTAGAAGAATTAATTAATATAGTGTACAATGACTAAACAGTATTTAATAACATTAGCAATAAACTTTTGTCTGTTTCATAATAAGATATATGAGTCAGATGTAATAGAGATAATGGAATACCTAGACTCTTTTACAATAGAAGAAATATTAAGAGATTACAATGAAATAGTAGAAGAAATAACCCTTTAAACAATTAAATTATGAAGAAGCAAGCAAACATTATTAGTGTATTATTATTCAAGTTCAAAGTAGTATTTAAAGACTTAGCTAACGCAGCAGCGTGGGTGCAAAGAACATAACTATGTATTTAAGTATATTAGATTACCGTGATGGCAAGGTATTAATACATAAGATACCAGATGGTTTAGATATTGAAGAATATGTAGAAGATTATATTACAGATAACTTTGATATGAGACACGTAGAATATATGACCACTAGTGAATTGAACTTAGAAATAAATAATTAAATATGGAAGCAGCAGCAATAGTAGCTATGCAGTATTGTAATAATATTCGTAGACAAAGAATAGATCAACATCTAGTTAATAACGCTAACGAGAAAAAGTGTAGCGGTTTAACAAACAGAGAATACAACAGTACAATAATTAGGCAGAAGTCTACATTCAGTAAAAGCAAGAAATTCTCTTGTACTAGATTGTGGAATCATAGACACGTAAGACGTGGCGAAGAATAAATTTGTATCATTAACTTTAAATTATATTATCATGGGAATTAGAATTAGTCAAGTGCCAAATGAGCACAAAGAAAAAGTAGTATTAAACATGCTAAAACAAAGAGGTCCATTAGATACTCTTAGATGCGTTGAAGAAGATCTTTCGCTAGCAATGGCTTTTAGTTGGCGTGAAGCACCTGAAGGCCAAAGGTTTTGGGACGATATAGACGAGAACAGGAATTCGGCAGAAGACGATGCTAAATTAGCGGAGTTCGTTGCGGAAGCTGAAAGACGTGGGTTTGCTATTGGCGTCAATACTAAACATGGTCTTATACTAGATAAGAACCCACATACTTCAGAATATCAAGAGCATGAGTTATTAAGTTTTGAAGGTGAATATCATTTCTTTTATCATAACATCAAGGTGTTTAAAAATGGTAAATGGATTAAACCTCTTAAGTCAAAACAAACTGCTAATGATGACATGCCAGAAATGGCTGCTATACACGCTTTGTTTAGCGATTTAATGAGAGATTTAAGAAGAAATTAGTAATGTAACCAAGTGTTTTGCTTGGTAAAGCCTCTTACTAAGGAGTCAGGTAGCTGAATGGAAGCGCCACGCTGATAAAGTGGATAAGGTTCGAGTCCTCGCCTGACTACTAACTTTAAAATATATAGATATGAGTATAATGGCAAGTTTAGATTCCTTATCTAAAGAGTATTTCGAAGTAAATTATGATTCTTTAACTATGTACCAACAGCAAGTGATAATTGAATTATATAGATTAGAAGAATTCCCTAAATGCCTTACGGACTTATTAATAAAATAGTGAGATAATATATTTGAATTTAAAAACAAACATTATGTACTGTAGATGTGGAAGTCAAATGCATCCTGTTAGGATAGAGTTAGGTTATAAGACATGTGTAAACTGTTCAACTATGAAAACATATAGTTATATACCTATTATAGAACATAAAACAGGTAATACAATTCAGATTGTAAGTCAAGAATTAAGTGCGGCGGTTCACAAGTCGTGGCGTAGAAAGTAACATTTAAAACAAATAGATATGAGTAGATTATTAAGTAGAGAAGTATTAAAGTATATTGGAGTTGTTGTAAACGACTATCAATTTGACAAGAACAATGAAGGATATTTAGGTTTTATAAACATAGAACCTATTGACAGCGGTGAAAATACGTTTGCTTCATTGGAATTAGTAAAAAATTACAAAGACTATGAACCATTGTTACAGTCATTAGGTATGGAATTTGAAAGTGTACCTACAAAAGATGAAATGATAATAATATGTAAACTAAATAATACACAATATGTAAACTAAATAATAAATATTATGGAAGAATATAGTGATTGTTGTGGTGCTGGTAGACACTACATATTTGATGAATTATGTGCTGACTGTTTAGAACATTGTGATTTTGAAACAGAACCAGACGAGTCTTAGCGACTTGCTATACACACTTTGACATAGTGCGGCGGATAAATATGGTTATGACGTTATTGACAACGGAGTTACGTCGATGGTTCGATTCCATCTTATCCTCAAAGTTACCGTATTGGTAATTATTATTTAACCCTTTAAACCCTTTAATTATGGCGACAGCTAGAAAAACAAAAGCAGTAGTAGAAGAAGTACAAGGCGTAGGCGCTGACTTCGTATTCATGGACAAATCACTTAGTATCTTAGACATTGGTCTTAAGACTGGTAAAAACATCGTACTCTATGGTCCAGGTGGTCACGGTAAATCAGAACTTACATTAGCATATCTTGCTGAAAAAGGTATTGACCCTTATGTTATTACAATGGGTACAGGTATGACTACGGATAGATTATTCGGTGGTCTTGATATACCTACATTCGAAAAAACAGGTAAAATCGAGTACTTAGTTGAAAACTCTTTTATGAATAACGAGTATGTTATATTCGAAGAATTATTCGATGCTCCTGATTTTATATTAGAACAATTAAAAGATATTTTATCTTCTAAAGTGTTCAGAAATGGTACGCAGATTTTCCCTATCAAAACAAAGTTCATCATCTGTTGTACTAATCGTACTCGTGAAGAATTCTCTAAAAACGCATCGTTAAAAGCTTTAATGGAACGTTTTCCACTTGAGTTAAATGTTATATGGGATAATTATACTGAAGCTAGTTACAATAAATTATTGGAAACAAAGTTCGGCGAAGGTAATATAGATCCTATTATTCCATTCTTATTACAAGAGTATCACCGTGGTGGTATTACAATATCACCTCGTGTTGCTGTAACTGCTTATACAGTTTATCAAGAATGTGGTCCAGACTCATTAAGTTTTATCGCAGAGTTTGCTAAAAAACCTACGTTAATCTCTGATACGCTTAAAAAATACCAAAGCACATTAAAATTCAGAAAATTATCTAACGATCTTGATGTTACTATCAATGAGTTACAAAGTAATAACATGATTACTACTGATGAAAAAGCTAAATTTACTAGCGATCTTGGTTTACTTGCTACAGGTATTAAAGAAATGAAAAAATTAACTGTAACAGACGATCTTATTTCGACTCACGCTTCATTAATCAAAACAGCTACAGAATTGTATACAAGTTTGTCTAAGAAACAAACTGTATCTTCAATAATGGAATAATTAACCTTAAATAACAAGACATGAGTAAATATTGGAGTAAATATTATGGTCGTAACGATGGTTATGACGATGATTATGGTTATGATGATTATGGTTATGGTTATGGTGGTTCTAAATCTTATACTAAAAATGTTTGGCAACCAAGTATATGGTCTAATTATTCTTGGAATGGTGCTAGTGTTGTAGATGATAATTCTAATTTATCTATAAAAGATCCTATTACGTATATAACACCTACAAAAGCAGACATCAAAGCTAAGACTCATGTATGGGCTGAAAAGTCTTTAGATACAATTAAAGAGTTAGCTAGAGTTTGTTATTTCAAGATGATTGATGAGCGTGATTATTTTCAAGAAAAATATTCAGACACAAGTAAATTATCTGAAAGCGAAGTTGCAGACTATGAAAAGAAAAAACAATTGTATGATTCTTTGTTTGATACTTTTATTCCAGGTAATACTCCACTAGAACAAGCTATTGCCATCTACAAAAAAATAGGTGGCAACAGCGAGATTGGTGATCGTGGCGAAGAACAAGATGTTGATTTTGAAACTAGCTTAAACTTCGATAGAAAAATATATTCTGATGCAGACATTAACGACCAACTTGACTTCAATGAATTAAGTAAAGAGCGTAAAATGGATATATTAGATAAAATATCTATCGTTGGTAATCTTGGTGATCAGTTCAAAGTAGAAAAAGAAGTTGAAGAAAAAATTGTATCTAACTCTGACCAATACGCTAAAAAGATTATGCGTGACTATGCTCAGTTCAGCAATATAGAGTTATATCAAAAAATGTTTCCAAACTTTCGTACTAAGTTCTTAACTAAAGACTTAACAGTCAACGTACCTGTAGATAAAAAAGAACAAAAACAAAAGATAATTATATTATTAGATTTTTCTGGTAGTATGGGTTATCCTGAAAAACAGATATGGGTGAATGCTATACTCATTGACCGTTTAAAATACGTTATGAAAGAAGAAGCTGAAGTTTTCTTTAGTTACTTTATACATAACCCAAGTAAATTACAGTTTCATCATCTTAAAAACAGAGAAGATGTAATGAACTTCTGGACATGGTTTTCTAACGACCCTAATGGTGGTACGACTGATATTGGTGGTATTGTAACTAGTATTGCTAATGACATCGAACAACAACGTTTAGGTAATCTAGATATAGATTTATCACAGGAAAAACCAGAAATATTAATTATAAATGATGGTCAAGACGAAGTTGGCTATGATACTTTACCCTATAAAGTAAACGCAATATCATTAATGGAATTCAGTGACGAGTTAAAAACACTATGTATTAAAACTGGTGGTAAACAAGTTAGAGTTGATCGTGACTGTTCTGTTACTGCTTATGCAGAAGAAGGTACTACTATCATTGATGATGGTAAAAAAGCTCAAATGGCTGAAAAAGCACAAAATGCTGTTTCTAATGCTTTTTAACAATTTAAAGGGCCCACTGTGAAAGGTGGGTCTTTTTATTTTATACTTTACTATTAACCATTAATACTCAAATGATTTATATTATGAAAGAAGATTATATAAAAATGAGAAATAAAAAAATAGTAGATACTAATTTCTTTTATCAATATGCTTTATTAAAAGGATTTAAAGGTACATTTGCTGAATTTAACGCTGGCGCCATACACTTAATGGTTGACCATGCTTTTGATCATTTAGATCGAGAATTCGAACTTACTACATTACATGACAAACAAGGTAATTTCATTAAAATAGTAGAGTAACACTTTGCTATACACACTAAAACTTAAAACAAAAAATCATGGCAAAATTAACAGAAAAAACAGCAGACGGAACTAGTTTCCATAATTCTACTATATACGCTACAGTAGATGAATTAAATGAAGTATTAGGTCAAGCACAATGGCAATATAATGATGGTAGTGACAAAGTAAACTTCGAATGGACATGTGAAACAGACAATGGTGATGTTTTTACAATTTATGACTGGAAAGAATATAGAACTATTGAAACAGATGAAGAAATTGAATGGCACATTGGTGGTTGTAGTTCTGCTATAACATTTGAAGCAGCTAGAGAAGTAGAACTTTTATTAACTCAGTAATATGAATATTATAGAATTAAAAGAAAGAACTAGTGACAAAGCTTTTTCTAAACTATCTTCACTTAGATTTGAATTAGTGTCTTTAGAAAGAGATTATTATATGGGTTTAACAGGTGGAGTAACGCTAAATGAATTAGAAGGCGTTATTAATCATGTTAAAAAAGAAATAGATATATGGAATTATATAGCTGCTTTAATAGAAAAAGATAACACCTAAAACAGTTATTATGGAAGATAAAGATATATTAGGAAAAGAATTTATTTGTTGTAGATTTGATAGTACAGATAGGTTAAAATTCCATGGTGCTTATGAAGATATTATTGGTTGTACAAGTACTGTATTAGACTTTCATAGTACATATAAGGAATATGCTCAAGTAGAAATAACTTTAAAAAACGGCAAAAAAGACACAAGACATTTTCCTACCGAAGTTATCAAACAGCAGATTCAAGAAAGAGAAAGTAGACCAATAGAATATTATTTTGATGAAGTAAGAAAAATATTAGCTATGTTATGAGTAAATTAATATACATGCACCAGACAGCAGAACTATTATCTAAAGAAGAGTTTGATCGCTTGTTATCAATAGGTCAAATAAAATTAGATATAAACGAAGTTCCTTATTTATTAATCGAAGATAAAACAGAAGAAGAAAATGAGTAAAATAAAAACAGAATTAATTGCACCAGAGTTCTTTGAAGGAGAAATATACACTGAAGGAAAAGAAGTTACAAACTTTTTTTCAGGTGAATCAGTGTTTCTAGATCCAATTAGTCTAAGTATATACGACTTTATAAAAGGTTGTGAAGAATTTTCTAATTCAGGAATATTAAGTAAAGGCATAATACGTGACTTTGACATGTCTATTGACTGGTTCATTAAAAATAACCCTGAAGCATATATGATTTTATTAGATTAATTTATGATAAAAAATGTATTAAACTTAATAAAACTAGTAATATTTTATGTTACTATCATTGTTATCTTCTTAGTATTGAAGATGAAAGAAATAGGTAGAATATAAAAACTACACGGACTTAATAGAAAAGTTTGTAGATAATATCGTAACAATTAAACAAATATATATGACGAAAGAAGAGATGAATGAATTAGCCGATGTTATTGTAGGTAAAATGTACAATAAACAAAAAGAGTTAGACAAAGAGTTTATTAAAGACCTTGAAAGCAGTGGTATACCTATAGAGGTTCATCAAAGAGTTGAAGATGACCAAAAGCTTTTAATGGAACTAAGTAAATTAAAAGTTATGTTGGAAGCGTTTAAAGTAAATGAGCAATACGAAGAAGCTGGATTATGTGTAAAACGTATTAAAGAGATCGAAAATATATTAAATGGAACGTAAGATGAAAATAGGCACTTAAATATGGGTAAATCAAAAGAATATTTCGAAGAAACAAGAAATGAAATGAATAATGAATGTGATTGCGAAGAAGAATATTATATTAATAATTATACAGAACTGTGACAATAGGCTGTATATATAACTAGTAAGGGGCTAATGTCACACGATAGAAAAATAAAGTATTTAACAGATAGGCGTATAATATATAGACGAGCACCTATTAATGACCAACCATCAGCGAGGTTTGATTGGGGTGATTATTATGAAAATGGTACTAGTGAATATTACGAGTTGTTTAGAAGCAAAGCTAAGATAAATACTTATAAAAGTCTAAAGTGGCATATATTAGTTATATGGTATCTTAATCCTCAATTAGATCAAGATAAATTAGAAAATTTATTTAGATTTATATGTGATAAGTCAAATAACTTTGTTACCTTTAATGTTTCAGAGCACATATTAAAAACAATACTTCATGATGTTAGCATGCATGATTTAGAACGGCCACCGAAAAACAAAGTACGTAAGATAATTTTTAAAGACACATGTCAATTAACGGCGGAACAAAAACTACAAATCGTAGGTCAAATTATTGGTCGTAAAAAACTTTCAGAGTCCGAGATTTATGATGCTATGCTATACACTCATGATGAAGGCAATAAAATAACGGTTGACAAATTAGCTAGTTACTTAAATTGCTCTACAAGAACTATATACAGAAACATGAGTAATGAACTTAAAAAAGAAAAAGAATTATTAAATCAAAATATTTAAAACTAAACAACATGGAAGAAGCTATTAAATTTAACGAATGGATGAAAAACATGCGTAATCTATATTACTCAGACAATGAACAAATGAATAAAGCATTCTTAAAAATAACAGGATATGAAAAAGTATAACTTACAAAACCATCTAATATATAAAAACGATGTAAAAAAGACTATTGGTAGATTAGAACAAAAGCAATACAACGAGTATTCAAGAGACGATCTGATAAACATGTTTCTTCCGTTAGTAGAAAATATAGCTAAAAAGTTTTCAACTGCAGACCAAGCTTCTGGTATTTTAGATATAAACGACTTAATACAAGAAGGTAGTATAGGATTAATAATGTCAGTAGATAAAATAGACTGGGACAAAATAAACACATCTGAGAACCAAGAACAGACAATCAAATCATTTCTATCTAAACGTATTAAAGGACGCATTAGATATGCGATAAATGTATATAGAGGGACAATGAGAATCCCTGAATATAAAATAAATGAAATACGTAAAAATCCTGAAGACAAACAGATACTTGAAATGTTTTTTAATAGTATATTTAAAAGTATAGATATCGGTTTTAACGATGCTGACTCTTCAGACTTCTATCCTAATTCAGAAAAAGGTATGTATCAATATGAAGACAAATCAACTGAATATAATATAGATCTACTAAATGCTTATTTACTTAGTATATTTAAGAAACATTTAACAGATGTTGAAGCAAACGTATTAAGACTTAGTTATGGTTTAGACTGTGATAAGCATTCAGCAAATGCAATTGCAGAAATTTTAGACTTCAAAGGTCCAAGTGCTTATGTAAGGGTTTCAGAATTAAAAAAGTTTGCTATTTCAAAATTAATAGCTAACGTCGATGCTTCACAAGTAATTGACTTCATGTAAGTTATGTCAAAAATGTGTGATTATATATATAACAACTTAAACTAATTAAATCAAATATAATGAGTAAAATTGAAATGAGTTTATCTGAAAAGTTGTCTAAAATTCAAATTGAATTTAAAGCAAACAAAAGTAGGTATAATTCCTTTGGTAAGTACAACTTCCGTTCTGCAGAAGATATACTTGAAGGTCTAAAACCTTTTAATGCACAATATGGCGTATTCTTTACAGTTAACGAAGATTATCTGTATTCGCATGAATTACCAGTTATTATCAGCAAAGCTGCTATACACGATGTAAATAGCGATGCTGTTATCGAAGTAAAAGCAATTGTCGGTGTAGACTTACAACAAAAAGGTATGCAAACGCCTCAAGCTTTTGGTTCAGCATCTTCTTACGGTAAAAAATATGCTTTAGGTAATTTATTACTTATTGATGATACTGCTGACGCAGACGCTTCAAATACGCATGGTAAAGAACCAGTTGTTAAAACAAAATTAGATGTTAAAGATGATGCTTTTGAGAAAGCAAAACAATTCGTGGCTAATGGAGGTTCTATTGATACTATTAAAGGTAAATATGACTTAAGCAAAGAAGCAGTAACAATCTTATCAAAACTATAGTATGAAGAAAGAACTTATATTAGAAAAGTTAAAAGATGATGCAGAATACTATGGTGACTTTGGTAAACAATTTCTTAGTAATTCAAATATAGCTACATTGCTTACAAATCCTTTGGCTTTAAAAGATCCACAGCAACCTAATGTAAACTTTTTAGTTGGTGGTTATTTTCATACAGCTATATTGGAACCAGACAAACTTAAGAAATACAAAGTAATACAATCATCAACAAGAAACACTAACATATATAAAGAAATATCCGAAGGTGAAATGTGTTTATTGCAGCACGAAGTTGATCAATTAGAGTTAATGATAGACAAAGTACTTTCAAATGAAGTATGTCGTGGTTTAATAAGGTCAGACAATGTAGATTATGAAGTTCCTGGTATTGCTGAAATAAGTGGCGCTATGTGGAAAGGAAAAGCAGATATATTAAATCATTCAGAAAAACTAATTATAGATCTTAAAACAACATCTAACATATTAGACTTTAAGTATTCTGCAAAGAAATATAATTATGATAGTCAAGCTTATATATACAAACAACTGTTTGGCTATGATTTAGTATTTATGGCAATAGATAAGAATACACATCAAATAGGTGTTTATGATTGCTCTGATGAATTCTTAAACAGAGGAAAAGAGAAAGTAGAAAAAGCAGTAGAAGCATATAATCTTTTTTATAATAACCCAGAATTTAAACCTGAAAACTATTTTATCAATTTAACACTTTAATTATTTATGACGAGACCAAAGAAGACAACACCTGTTGTACCACCAGACTTAAAAGTCTATAAAGAAACAAAACAACAACTTAGTATTTACCAAAAAGTTAAACAATTTTTAAACCAATTTAATATATTCTAATATGGCATCAATTATCAATGCAAGCATTAATCTTAATGAAATTCCAAAGCACAAGATTATAGACGGTAAAAAAGGAAAATACCTGCCCATAACTATAGTCTTAAACGATGAACCAGATAATTTTGGTAATCAAGGTCCAATCACTGTTGGTCAAAGTAAAGAAGAAAGAGAATCTAAGGCAGCAAAAGTTTACTTAGGTAATGTTAAAGTGTCTTGGACTAATGGTAATAATGTAGATGTTGGACCTAGAGACGGTCAACCACAACAACGTAGTGCTCCTGCGAAACAAGTATCTGCACCAGAAGATGATTTACCATTTTAATAAATAGGTCGTTAGCCGACACCACTGCAGAGGTTACAAATAAGAATCGGCTTTTATGTGCTGTGACGGTTTTTGAACCATCGCCCAACAACACCTTTAGTAGTTAGTTAAACCCCATTAATTGGGGTTTTTCTATCTATAATTAGTAACAATTAAATCAAATAACAAATGCAAGTAAACAACACGGAGATCAATGGTTTCTTGATTGATACATTCAATAAGTATGGTCTTGAAGAAGGTAAAACACAAGGTATTTGCCCTTTGTGTTCTTCTGATAGAAAACCCAAGAATGAGAAAGCAAAATGCGCATCTTACGACTGGGAACGTGGTCTTGGAACTTGTCATAATTGTAATAAGTCATTTCAGTTACATACTTATCAACGTAAAGGTTCTAGTGAAAAGGTTTATGTTAAACCACCAGTTAAAGAACATGTTGAAGAAATGCAAATAAGTGAACCAGTGATAAAATGGTTTAACGATCGTGGTATTTCAAAAGAAACTCTTTATGAATTACAAATATCAGAGGGAAAAGAATTTATGCCTCAAACAGGCAAAGAAGAGAATGCTATACACTTCAATTACTTTGTTGGCGATGAATTAGTCAACATAAAATATAGAGATGGTCATAAGCATTTTAAATTATATAAAGGCGCGGAAAAAGTATTCTATAACATAAACAGTATTGTAGGTTACGAGTATTGTGTAATAGTAGAAGGTGAAATGGACGTGTTAGCTTTACACGAAGCTGGTATAACAAATGTTATATCTGTTCCAAACGGTGCTACTTTGAATACAAATAACTTAGATTACCTAGACAGTTGTATTGATTACTTTGATGATAAAGAAAAGATTATACTAGCAGTAGATTCTGATGCCGCTGGTCAAGCATTACAAACAGAATTAATACGTAGATTAGGTTCAGAAGTATGCTATTTAGCATCGTTTGAAGATTGTAAAGATGCGAATGAATACTTATTAAAGTATGGTAAAGAAAAGTTATCGCAAAGAATATCTCAATCAAGACCTGTTCCATTAGAAAACGTAAAAACATTTAAAGACATAGAAGATGATGTTACAGATTTCGTTAGAAATGGTTTTAAACCTGGTTTCCAAGTTGGGTTGGACAATTTTGATAGTATATTTTCTACATATACTGGCCAATTCATTACAGTCACTGGAATACCTAGTTCTGGTAAATCTGACTTCGTTGACCAAATGGTTGTTGGATATAACAATAACTATGGCTGGAAAGCTGCTTTCGCTTCACCTGAGAATCAACCAACTTATCTACATGCTCATAAGTTAATGCGTAAAACCTGGGGAGATATGCCTTCGCCAGAAGAAATACACGGTGAAAAATGGAATCAAGTAGCTAGTCACGTTAATGACAGTTATTTTTTCATAGACATGGAAAGATATACGTTAGAATCTGTTCTTAGAAAAGGCGCTGAGCTAGTTAAACGAAAAGGTATTAAATGTTTAGTTATAGATCCTTTTAACAAAGTTAGAGCAACTGATGCTTCTGGAGATGTTAATGTTTATACATTAGAATATCTACAACAGATAGAGATATTTGCTAAAAAATACGATGTGTTAGTTATAGTAGTTGCTCACCCAACTAAAATGTATAAAGACAAAGATGGTAAAATAGAAGAACCAACAATGTATAACATTAAAGGTGGTGGTGAATGGTATGATGCATCTTATCATGGTTTATTAGTGCATAGAGATTATGAACAAAAAACAGTTAAATGTAAAGTATTAAAAGTTAAGTTCCAAAACTTAGGTGAGAATGGAGCTGAAGCACATTTTAAATGGGAACCAAGATCTGGTTGTTTTATACCTCATATACCTATAGACACTAGTAATAGCAAACTACCCTGGGAATAATGGCAAAAAGAACTGTTATAGATATGGGTAATTACTTATACTCTACTAAAGAAAAAGAAGCAAGAGATTGGTGTATTAAAAATGGAATATATATATCTCCATTAGCAAAATCAACTTTAGAATGGTATATATGTATTGAAATGAATAAAAAAACAAGTATTAGTCCAGAGTCTTATAGGAAAATGGAAATATGGAAAAAAATGTACGAATTTTATATTTACTATTATGAAAAATACAAAAAATAGTTTTAAAAATGCCGATGAAGCATTTGTTTATTTTTTAGATAAAATAAGACAAGATGGTGTTGATTTCGATAATACAAAAGCTTTGTTCAATATTGGTTTCGAGATTCAAAACCCTGAAGACAATCACATAGAATACACTGAAAGAAAATGGAATCCTACTTATGCTATGAGGGAATGGCAATGGTATCTATCTGGTGATCCTTCTGGTGTTGAAATATCTAAGTATGCACCAATGTGGAAAAACATGATGGACGCTGATGGCAACGTTAGGTCTAATTACGGTTGGCAATGGAGAAGAAACGATCAAATAGGTAAAGTTATAAAACTATTACAAGATAATCCAAATACTAGAAAAGCAACAATATCGATATACGATGGTAAAGAAATAGACACATATTCTAATGACACTCCTTGCACATACGCAGTTCAATTCACAATCTTAGACGGAAAATTAAACATGTCTGTTCTAATGCGTTCTAATGATCTCTGGTATGGTTTCTGTAACGATCAATTCTGTTTTTCAATGTTACAAAAAGATGTTGCTGATATTTTACAATTAGAAGTTGGTACATATTATCACTTTGCACATAACTTACATTTATACAACGATAAACTATGATAATAAGGATAGAAAGACAACACGACCAAATTACAACAGAGTTTCATAACTTTGATGTAGATTTAGAACAAATATTTGATGCTTTTAAAGGTATGTTAGTTGCTACTGGTTGGCATCCTATGACTATTGACCAACATATAATTGAAATGGCTAGTGTTTTAAAAGAAGATTTAAACTCAGGACCTTATTAAAAAATTGTAATATGGAAGATAATGTTTTAACTATACTAACTTTAAGATTAAATAAAATTGGTATTAATATAGAGTTATCAGGAAATTATCCTTGGATATATCTTGATAAAGTAAATGGTAATGAAATAAAAGAAGAAGATTATTATTTTGGAAACCACGGATTTACTATTGCTTTTTTGCCGAATAAAATTGGTAAAAAAATGGAAATAACTGATATATCAAAAACATTTGAAATAATAAGAAAATATAAATAAAATGAAAGAAATAGACGAAACAAAAATAAACAGGTTAGAGATAATTAATCACGCTAATAATGATCTTACCGTAGGCAGATTACTAACTTTATATAAAGAAATTGGTGATTTTGAAGGTATAGAAATATCTGTACAAGACGGCGGTAAAACTCTAAAAATATTCTTAGACTAGTGAAACAGTTCTTAACGTTTACAATAATATGGATAGCTAACAACTTATCAATACCATTTTGGATGGTTGGTCATATACATTTAAGTACAAACGTATATAAAGACATACACGAGATAATAGCATCGTTAGGAATGAATATAATAGTTGCAATAGGATTTATAATAGAGTATAAACAAACTTTAAAAAACAAAAAAGAAGATTATGAGTACAACTTTCGGAATACCTAAATCACAGGTTAATATAGATAGACTTTTAGATGAAAATGGTGAGTTACACGAGTATATAGATACTTCTTTTTTTGAAAACGTTTTCTTTAGAGGTAGAAATGATAGGTGGTTAAGTCCTTTTGGTGAAATGTTGCCAAGAGATATGAGAGTATTTCCACTAGATAATAGTGCACAAGGCATATATACTATAGGAGATATAAAAGATTATTTAAAAAGCAAGGTAAATCCAATATACAAGTTAAATAACAGTAATGGAGCTATGTTATGTAATAAGTGTAGATCAGTAATTTCTACAGGTGAAAAAACAAACGAACTATATTGTGAAAAATGTAAAGATGATAAAATAATTAAAATTTATTATGAACAAATGGAAAAAGAAGTTGATAAAGATCAAAATAATGTAAATAAATGAGTATGAAGTATTATTTATATCATATTTTTGGTAAAAAGATCGGCGTAACGTGTGATCTTAAGGATAGGTTAACAAGACAACAAGGTTATGCTTGTGGCGAATATGAAGTTCTAGACTCTAGCGATGATATAGATTATATATCTGAAAAAGAATTAGAACTTCAACTTGTCTATGGTTACAAAGTAGATAGGCAATCTTATAAACAATTAATAACTAGTAGAAAAACTAAAAAATCAAATCAAATGGTATTAAACGTAACAGAACAAACAACGACATTTCCTTTTCCAGTAAATAAGTTAAAAGGTAATCTAATGGATAACATTGGTATGGAAATAGAAACTCATTTTGGTAAATATGGTTTAACTTATGAATTAGCTGAATGGATTGTTAAAAACGCTAAAACGTCTATGTATAACCCTTCTAGGTGTTACATATACAATAAAGCAATGAGTGAATTTTTAAAACAGCAAGACACATCTTGTTTAGACGAAACTAACGAAGCTCCTAATGTATATGACTTAATTAGACAATGGGCAGATGATCGTGGTATATATAAGTCTGGTGATACTAAAACTCAGTTTGCTAAATTACAAGAAGAAGCTGGTGAATTAGCCAGAGCAATTCTTAAGAATGACAGAGCAGAATTTATTGATGCGATTGGCGATATGATGGTTGTGTTAACTAATTTAGCCGCGTTAGAAGGATTAAAAGTAGAAGACTGTGTTGTATCGGCTTATGATGTAATTAAATCAAGACAAGGCAAAATGGTCAATGGAACATTTGTTAAACAAGTAAACGAACATTTAAAATCAACTTTATAATATGACAGAAAAGAAAATTGCATTTAGAGATCCAATAGTAGAAAGAGTAGTAGACAAATTAGTATCAAGATCAGATGTAGGTTATGCTAAGTATGGCAATACGTTACACGACGAGCGTACTAAAAAAATGAAAGGTCTTTTTAAGTATCTAAATGACGTTCAGGAAGAGTTAATGGATGCTGTGCTATACATACAAGCGTGTAAAGAAGAAATTCAAGATTTAACAGAAGAAGCTTTGTTACAAGAATTCAAAGACGTTCCAGATGGTCATAACTACAAATTTGTTATAGACGAAGAAAGAATGGACGTGATAGGTCAGAATGGTAATGAAGGTTTACATTATGAAGAGAATAGTTAGAAAAAAAGGACCAGTGGTTTCAAAGAAGGTGGTATACGACGGTATCACCTTCGCTTCTGGTTTAGAAAAGTACATGTACAAAATTCTAAAAGACGCTGGATTAAAGTTTAAGTACGAAGGTCAAACATTTGAATTGCTACCTGCTTTTCATTTTAGTAATGAATGTTATGAAAGACAATCTAACGGTAAAGGTGATTATGTAAATAGAGGAAACAAAAAGGTATTAAATCTAAAATATACACCTGATTTTATTGGAGATGATTTTATAATAGAAACAAAAGGTAGAGCTAATGATTCTTTTCCACTACGATGGAAAATGTTTAAGTATTTAATGGCAATAGAAGAAGATAAAAGAAAATTATACAAACCTCAAAGTCAAAAAGAATGTGATGCAACTATTGAATTAATCTTAAAAAATAGAAATTATGACGTTAAATAATAACGAATATGAAGAATGGGAATTTGAAGTGGGTTTATATCCAGGTTTATTATTAGGTTTTAGAGTATATGACGATCCAATAAACCAAGAAAGATGTTTCGCTTTATATATTCCATTTATATCAATTTCACTAACGATAATATATTAAAAAACAATTAATGAGTTTAACACTAGACAAACAGATTTTATCTGAAATTACGGTATACACTAAGTACGCTAAATATCTTCCGCAAAAAGAAAGGCGAGAAACTTGGGAAGAATTAGTAACAAGGAATATGGAAATGCATATAGAGAAGTTTCCTCAACTAAAAGAAAGTATAAAAGGTATTTATGAAAATTTTGTATTTAATAAAAAGGTTTTACCATCAATGCGTAGTTTACAATTCGGCGGTAAAGCAATCGAGCTCAATAATGCACGGATTTATAATTGTGCTTTTCTACCTGTTGATAGCATACATAGTTTTTCAGAGACGATGTTCTTGTTACTTGGTGGAACTGGTGTTGGGTATTCAGTCCAAAATCATCAAATAGAAAAATTACCAGAAATTAGAAAACCTAATTACGATAGAAAGAAAAGATATGTAGTTCAAGACAGTATTATTGGTTGGGCAGACGCAGTTAAAACCTTGTTTAAGTCTTATACTGGAGGATTAACATCTCATATAGAGTTTGATTTATCAGATATTAGGCAGAAAGGAGCGCTGCTTGTTACCGCTGGTGGTAAAGCACCTGGTCCAGAACCATTGAGATTAGCTTTAGTCAAAATTGAAGCTATTCTTAGAGAAAAAGAAGACAGATCAAAGTTAACAGATATTGAATGCCACGATATTCAATGTCATATTGCAGACGCTGTATTAGCAGGTGGAATTAGAAGAGCGGCAATGATTTCTTTGTTTGATTTAGACAGCACAGCAATGTTAAACTGTAAAGCAGGTAATTGGTGGGAAGACAATCCACAGAGAGGTAGAGCTAATAATTCTGTTGTTTTAGTACGTCATAAGATTAACAAAAAGACTTTTGATAAAGTATGGGAAAGAATTGAGGCATCTGGATCTGGTGAACCTGGTATATATTTAACTAACGACAAAGACTGGGGAACTAATCCTTGCTGTGAAATTGCTTTAAGACCTTATCAATTCTGTAACTTAACAGAGATTAATATGTCTGATATAGATAGTCAAGAAGAGTTTAACGCTAGATCATCAGCAGCATCGTTCTTAGGTACATTACAAGCGTCATATTCTGATTTTCATTATCTACGTGATATATGGAGAAAAAACACAGAGAAAGACGCGTTATTAGGTGTATCAATGACTGGTATCGCATCAGAGTATAACTTAACTTTAAATTATGAAGAAGCAGCAAACGTTGTCAAGACTACAAATGCTGAAGTCGCTAAATCAATTGGAATCAATGTTGCAGCAAGAACAACAGCAGTTAAACCAGCAGGTACAACTAGCTTGGTTCTTGGTACCTCTTCTGGTATTCATGCTTGGCATAATGATTACTATATTCGTCGCATGCGATTAGGGAAAAACGAAGCTATATATTCTTATTTAGCAATTAATCACCCAGAACTGTTAGAAGATGAATATTTTAATCCTACACTGCAATCTGTAATTTCTGTTCCTCAGAAAGCACCAGAAGGAGCAATAACAAGACATGAGTCTACATTAGATGCTCTTGAAAGAGTAAAACTAATATCTAAAGACTGGGTTAAACCTGGTCATATTAAAGGTAATAATACTCATAATGTTTCTTGTACTGTTTCAGTTAGAGATGATGAATGGAAAATCATTGGTGAATGGATGTGGGCAAACAAAGATTATTATAATGGCTTATCTGTTTTACCCTATAATGGAGGTACTTATAAACAAACGCCATTTGAAGATTGTACTAAAGAGGTTTATGAGCAAATGATGTCTACATTAAAAGATGTTGATTTATCTAAAGTTGTAGAAGTACAAGATAATACTAATTTCTCAGACTCTGCTGCTTGTGGAGGTGGTAATTGTGAAATTGTATAGTTATTTAGGAACTAAATGTTGGATATATACCTGCTACATAAATGATTTGTGGCAGGTTAACAACATTAAAAAAGAAAAGATATGATATATGTAGTAGATAATTTCTTAGAACAAAGTTATTATGATTTTTATTCTTATACTATTCAAAACAATGAAAACACTGAAGTAGTTATGGGTGAAAAATCTTTCTATGTTCAAAAAGCTGATGAAGATTTTATTGAAGTAGTTTGTAATATACTTTCTGAAAAAGAAAACAAAACTATACAACCTATATTATCTTTTTTTAGATGTGCTACTGATAAATTAGATAATGACTTAAGAATACACTCTGACTATATAATTGAAGGTGTTAAACCAGATAGAGCTTGTGTCTTATACATGTCTAAATCAGAAATAGAAGGTTTAAATGGGACTGCTTTTTGGGAACATGAACGCTATGGCGATAAACTGCCTGATTATGTTACTGCTGAAGAATTTGATAGAATGATATTAGAAGATTCTAATGAAGAAAAAAAGTGGAAATTAAGATCACTTATAGGTAATAATGAAAATAGATTAGTTAGTTATCCTTCTAATTATTTTCATAGTAAATATCCAGCGACTGCTTGGGAAAAAGGAAGATATGTATTTGTAATGTTTTATAAAACAATTTAATATGAAAGAACAAACTTTAGTTGAAATGAAGAATAAGGTAGAAGCTCTAGTAAGAGTTCTACAACAAGTAATGAATGAACAGCAAAATTTAACTACATTAGCCGCTGGAACATTTCAAACTTTAAAATTAATGCCTGGTTATGATGAAGCTATTAAGTCTATGACTGAGAAAGCTAAGAAAGAAAAAGAAGAAATTGATGGTTTAGAAATGGGTCAAATAGTTGAAAATGAGTAGAATGCCGTCAAGACTTATTGGCTATGATAGTGCTTTTTTGCACTATACAGGTCATACTGTGCTAACAAGTGATCCAATGAGTTGGATTGTAAATGAAATTCCAATACCAAAACCAGAAAAAGAATTAACAGAAAAACAATTATTCAGTAAACTTAAAAAAGAACTAAAAGAAGTAGTAAATCGTACCAGCGCGATATAGAGGTGCAACGC